ACCGGAGACGCCGGAGACCGGACAGCCGCCCGCATGGAAGGCCCCGACCTCGAACCGGAGACCGACCGACGGCCCCGACCGAGGCCCAGGAATGAGACCCCAGGAAGAGAGACCCACGGCCCGCCCCTTGAACCCCTACCCACTCACGCCCCGCCCTTGATCTCCTCCTCCTCCCCATCCCCTACCCCTTCCCCTCCTCCTTCTCTTTTCCCTCCCCTCTCTCGAAACCGGAACCAGCCGGAACGCCGAACCCGACCGAACACCGGAGACCCCGCCGCCCGACCCATGGCCAGAGACAAATTTTGTCACCCTTGACGACAATTTGCGGCCTACCATTGGCCAGACTTGACAGCAACCGCCGCCCACTTGCCGCCCTTTTATTTGGCATGGCCATTGCATATATAAGCTAAACCCTTAAAATTCTAACAGAAAGGAGACCTTGAAAAATGACACAACAAGGAGACCGAGCACTAAAAACCATTCTTGAAGACCCCGCCCCGCCCTCCAATGGAGGCCCGCCCCGCTTATCCGAATTGAGAAAGACCGCTCATCAAATGGGCTTTGTTTTCGTCGATGGGAAACTGCACAACGTCATAATTGACGAGACCGCCCCGACCATGGAGACCGCCCACGACCAGCCCCAGGAAGACCCCGCCCACGGGACGGCCAGCGACTACATTAAGCCGGACATTTACGACCAGGTTAAAAAGGCAGTTTTAGCCGGAATGAACCCCGTTATTTTTGGCCCCGCCGGAAGTGGAAAAAGCCGACTCTGCAAAGAGCTTGCCCACGACTTAGGGCTTGACTTTTTCACGCTCTCTTTTAGCGGCGGCTTGAGATATTCCCAGGTTTTTGGAAGTCAGACCTTGACCGACGGAAAGACCGAATGGACGCCCGCCCCTCTTCTTAATTGGATTCAAGGCCCTTGTTTGATCTTACTGGACGAAATTTTTATTTGTGACCCCGACATAACCGCCGGATTAAACGCCCTCCTCGAACCCTGCACCCGCTCAATAATGACACCCGCCGGAGCTTTTCAAGTGCATTCTGAATGCCGCTTTATTGCTTGCTCAAACTCAAACGGAAGACAACAAAGCCGCCAATATGCCGCCACCCAACGAACAGATGACAGCCTACTTGATCGACTCATTCCGCCCTTTTTTATGGACTACGACCCCAGGGCAGAGAAAGCAATTTTAAAAAACTTAGTCACCCACGACACCGCCGAGACCTTGACGGCCAAAGTTAACACCCTAAGAAACGAAATCAAAAGAACCGGAATTCCTTTTGACGCATCGACCCGCCGCTTGATCGCATCTTGCAAACTGATAAACGCCGGATTCACAACACACGACGCTTTTAAAATGTCTTTTTTGTCAACTCTCTCTCAATCCGAACTCCAAAACCTGAACCTATAAGGAGGCCCGCCCACATGATGACCGTTAAGGATTATTTAAGCCAGCAATGCCCGAACACCGCTTTTTTATCAATGCCGGATGTCCTCAAATGGACGATGACCCACACCTTAAAAGACACCCTCCACGGAGGAAACGGAAGAGATGACCGCCTCGAATTTCACCAAGAATTTATAAAAGAGGCCATGACCGAGACCAACCACGACGCCGAAGACTTAAACGCCGAGCTTGAGACCTACGCCCCAAAAAAAAGACATAGAGAGAGAGACGCCGACGCCGGAAATCTTGACGTTGAGCGATACCTTGACGGCGACCAAAAACCATTTATTGACGTATTCACGGAAGCCGCCCCACGACCAGCAAAAACCATTTTAATGGAAATCGGAGCCAACGCCAGAGAACGAGACGACTTGACGACCATGAGACAGAGACACCGCCACATATACGCCGAAGTTTTGAAAGCCGAGGCCCAGGGCGAAGCCGTCCGAGTAATAGCCGTTGACGTGATTAAATACGATGAGCGGCCCGACCAGCTTAAACGCTTTATTGTGATTAAAGATTACCTTGACCCCATCTTTCCAGAAATTTGGGGAGCTTTAAAAACTTGTGCTTGTATCAACTCATTTTCAAATTTAATGTCTTATACAATTTTTGGAACGCATGACCCAGGGAACGGACACCACGGCCCATTTAAAATTGACGGCGACTTTTCCGACGATGAAGAGTTAATAATAATCGACCCTAAGAGAATGAACCCGCCGCCGAATGCGAAAGTAATAACCACCGACGGCCAACCCTACACGCCGCCGCCGCCCGAACCTCCACGAACCCCACGGCCCCGATATATCACCCGCCCCAGGGTTAGAAGATACCACCGGAGGAGGAGGAGCTTTTAACAATCAACCGCCCGACCGATAGGCCGGACAGAAAGGAAAGGCCGAACAATGAAAGACTTAATCCAAGCACGCCGAGACCTCATAACCCAACTTTTGGCCGCTCATGGATACAAAGCCACGGTTGACAGCTTGACCGGACACGCTTTTAAAAATGGCCAGGTTGTCAGCATGGCCAACGACCCGACGGCCCTTGACTTATTGCCGCACCTTTCCAGCATTCAAGAAGAATTGAATTTTCAACGCCGGATGAAATTTATTTCAATCGACGGAGGCCCACCCATAAGAAGAGACACGCCCGCCCATGCCAACGACCAGGGAAGCCCGCCGCCCGAACTCCTGAAAATGCTTGACGCAATTATAAACCAGGGAGCGGCCCGACCACCTGAACCCAGGAAGCGGAGACCCCACACCACGAACCGCAAGCCACAAGGCGAGCTTTTTTAAAGAGAGGAGCGGACGAAATGAAACCTTTTAAAAACTATCAATTCGTTTTTTGGGGAAGACGCCCGACCTATAAGAGCGGCACATATACGCCCGACCATGCAATTTATAAATTTTGGTATTTTGGATTTTTTGAAATCAGAAAGTTTTTTAAATAGGAGGCCCCGACCCATGGAAGACTTTATTTTTTGTGAAGAGAGGAAAGGCCAGCGAATTTCAAAAGCAGTATGTCAAAAGAATCTTGAAAGCGGAAAGTGCATAAAAGACCTTTTGAAATGCGGAAAGGCAAAGAAGCCGAAGGCCCACACCGAGAAGCCGAAAGGGGAAGGGACGCCCAAAATTGTCACCGAGGCCACAATTTGCGGCCCTCTCTTCGCTGGATTTGACAACAACAACGATTGATTGAGCCGGAAAATTTGGCATACTTTATGCTTTATTACATAGTGAAACATACGAAAACCAGAAAGGAGAAAAAGACAATGGCAATCGAAACTTTAAAAATCAAAAGCAGGTTTGAAATGGGAACCTTAGTATTTACGGCAGGAGTTAATAACCAAGTAGCGGACGACCTGAACTTTTCAAAGTTTGTCCTTGCATCAATCAAAAGACACGCCGCCGGAGATTGGGGAGACCTCTGTAAGGAAGACAAAAAAGCGAACGACGAAGCCTTGACAGACGGAAGCCGCCTATTTTCCGCCTATGGCTTAAACTCTTCAAAAATTTGGATTATTACGGAATGGGATAGGAGCGTCACGACCGTTTTATTTCCTGATGAATATTAAAAAAGATGGAAAGACCAAAGAGGAAGGAGGCGATAAAAATGAGTTTTAAAGCAGGAGTGAAAACCCCAGGAGATCAGGAATTTTGTTTTAATGGCCTAAGATTCGCAACGCATGACGAAGCGAAAAACTACGTCCTCGACCTTGAAAGACGCTGGACATCGGTAATTTCGACCACGGTTGAAACCTCGGATGATCCGGTTGACTATGCTTTTGTTGACGGCGAAGCGAAGCGGATCAGAGACGAAAAAGAATAAACCCGAAAGGAGGAATAAAAGACCATGAAAGAGAAAATAATTTTTATAGGAAGCACGAAGCCGGACACATACGACCGGCGGCCCCTGCCCATCACGCTTGAAATTGACCTCAAAGAAAAAAGCGGAATGGAGCATTTTTTGACCACGAGCTTGACCCCGATCACCCCGCCCGCCCTTTGTCTTTCTATTTCCGGCAACATCGGAAACAGAGGCGGCGGCCAGATCAACGACACGCTTAAAGAACTATTAGCCAAAGATTCGATTGACTACCGCCCAGGATGGGACGCCGAACGCTTGACCGCCCTTTTAAGAATTTGGGAACGATGGCACTTGAACGACATGAAAGGCGGTTGTATTCACCAGAGCACGGCAGAGACACGCAAAGAAATAACTCTTGTCAAGGTAAAAGTAAATGTCTGGAAGATCAAAGACGAGAACGACGCCCGAAAAAGGATTGAAGAAATTGTTAAATTAATGATAGAGGAGAAACCAAAGAAACTTATATCTTTCTCTAATCTTTTCCCCTTAGATTTTTTAATCCTCGACTGTTTCAAGGCCGCCAAAAAAGGCGAAGTTTACAAGGCGAAGACCCCAGGAGAACAAAGTTATTTTGACCATAAAGTAATTGAGATCACGACCGAGAAGAAGGCCGCCGGATGGGTTTACCCGACAGAGCACCCCGACGGAATGTTAACCCGCCCTTGTCCTCAATGCGGTTATAAATACGGCTCTGCATGGTTATTCGATCCACTACCGCCAGAAGTAACGGACTTCATCAAGGCCATAGATCAGGGCACGCCTGAAGACCTCGAAGGGGCCGACGCCGGAAATGTCAAGGGATTTGTAAAGCGGCATAAAATAACAATAAGCCTTGAAAAAGCGGAAGAGAACAAAAACGCCCCAGGCTGGAAAGACGCCAATCATTTTAAAGTTAGGCTTTGGTATCAAGGACAGCCGATGTCAACCTATTTTTCGCAAGGCAAAGGAATTGAGCACAACCCGACCGCCGCCGATGTTTTAAATTCTTTAGCGGAGGACGCCCGAACCCTGAAAGACTGCCCCGACCCTTTAGAATGGGCGGCCAATTTGGGATATGAAGCCGGAACGAAAGCGGCAAAACTTTTCAAGGCAACGACCAAGAACACAGAGAAACTTGATCGACTGTTAGGCCCCGCACTCATGCGGGAACTACTCGAAGAAACAGAGAACCTTTAAAGACGTGGAGGCGGGAGGGATTACAGGCCGAGAGAAGGCCAACACATAGGCGAGCGAAAATAAAATCAAGAGAATGAGACCCGCCCGCCTCCTGTAAGAAAGGGGTTGAAGACATGAAAAATTTAAGGGAATGGATAAGGAAGCACCGGCACGAGCTTGACGAATGTATTCGGAAAGCCTGCCCCAATATTGGAACCCTGAACGATGACGACCGCCGCCAATGGATACTAAACGACGAAGGGCTTTATTTATGGGCGAAAGCGGAAGGGGTGAGAGTATGAAAGAACTAACAGAGAAACCGGAAGAGGAAGAAGAAAACAAAACCATTACTGACGCCATGGAGCCGAAGACCAAAGAGAAAAAAGAGAAAGGCCCCGACCCCAGGCAGATGGAGCTATTCACATGAAAAAGACAAAAGCCTTTATTGTAAACAGTAGCGACCTTTTTAAAAGCGGAAACCTGAGCGTAACGGCGGCCAGAGATAACCCAAACATCGAAAAGCGGTGTCCGGTCTGTAATAGCGTCTTGATCCGAGCGAATGTTTTAGAGCACGGCGAAGAAGAGAAGGGGTTATATTGCCCGACCTGCAAGCCCGATACATGGGACGGCCCATTTTAAAGGAGAAAAGGCCATGACACGAACACAAGAACGCCGAAAGTTTAACCAAGAAATAAGAAAGCGGATTGAGGCCGTCCTTCATCCTTGCCCGAAGTTTGGAGACATCGAAATTTTACACGAGCATAAGTGTAATGGGGTTTGCCGCTTCTCTGCATGGAAGGGAGACAACGAAGTAAGATTTGAAGACGGAGAGCGGCGATCCCTTGAGTTAGTAAGGGAAGCTATTATTGACAACCCAAATTTTTATAAAGAACACGAGGCCGATTTATTATGGTTGGCCGGAAAGGAGGAAAAAGATGTTTCTATTAAAGAGGATTAAAGATGGCCTCTTTGTGGCCAAGGCCGGAAGGCGGAGTAGTTACACGCTGGACATCACCAACGTTAAAATATTCCCGACAAGGGAGGCCGCAGAGCGGGAGCGGTGCGTTGAAAATGAAATCATTGTTCCACTCGAAGAGCTTGCGAAAGGGGAATGAAATGAAAAGATGGTATATATTTTTAATTCAAGGATCATGGAGGACAAGAGATATTGAGGCCCACACGCTCAAACAGGCTTATCGAATAGCAAAAAAAGAATACAAAAATGTTTTGGACTCTTATCAAACTTGCCCGCTAACCGGAACAACCTTTTCTGGATGGAAAGAAATGAACGAAAGGAGGACGAGAAATAAGAGATGAACACGGAAAAAATTGTCACATCAAAACAGAAAAACAAAATTAAATATCGACAGCTTGAAAGCGGAACTTGTTACCACCTGGAAACGCCGGAGGCAGTCGTTGACTACTTAGAAGAGGCCCACATCAATCGTTATCGCTTGCGGCTTTTCTTTGGAGACACGAAGACGGGCCGAGATTGGGGAGAAGAAAACGATGTAACCGGATATGTCGGACGATCCACCGGCACGATTAAAATTCCCCTCCTGATCCACAATAACCGGAGTATGGGGGGCGGAGCGATCCTTGACCATTGCATTGTCAAGATCATGCGGGGCCGCCGGACAGTTTATGAAATGCCAGGTTATAAGCCGCCAGATTTTCAAGTCGTTGGCAAGATGGTTTTTTGGGATGAGCAAACGTCCGCAGAATTCAAAACTGAAGAAGCCGCCAGACGATACGTCGCATTTATGAAAGGGGAGCGGCACACAAAAGGAGGAAAATAGGCCGGTATAAAAGATTTTAAAAAAAACACTTGACAAGCAAAATGAGCCGTTGTAAATTACGGTATGAAACAGGGGGTGAGACATGAAAGCGAAATTCTTTACGACACTTGAAGACGTTCACGCATTGAAAGGCAAGAAGACACACGACATCCACCTTGAAATCGAGGAGGGCTATCATTGTATCGACATCAAGCCGGAAGGATACGGCGACTTTGCCTCTGCTAAAAATTGCGGTGTCCCGATTATTCTTGAAGTCTATGAGGGCCGGTTGCGATTGATCGTATTTCCAGACATCAACAAAGACGATGCAACCATAATCGACATGGAAGGAGCCAGGGAAGAAGCACGGAAAAAGGTAAAGCGGATTATTGAAAGTAACAGCCTCCCCTATTTTGGAGAGGACGGCATAGTGAATATCTTCGACAAGGCGACCGGAAAGCGGGTATTCGTGAAACAAGAAAACTTAAAAGACAGAACCACGGACGGGGGCCGAATGTGCGGTCTCTTCAAATTCGAGATCACGGAGGAATAAATCATGCGATGCCCAGACTGCAACAAATTTGTGCCGAATGGCGACCCAGAAGCGGAAGTCCAAAGCGGTGAAGACTTCACGGCGGAGATCGTTGACAAAATGCTTGTTATCAAGTGCGAGCCGGAAATAAGGGTGGTGATCCCTTGCGGCGAATGCGGAACCGAGTTGAAAGATACGACCTTCACTTTCGAGATGGAAACAGAGCACGAATGCGAGAAGCTACCGAAGAAGCCGCCGGATAGTATCGAGATCGAGGGAACCATCGAGACAGAAGCGACCGATGATTACAGGACGAAAGATAGGCACGGGAAGACGATTAAAAATGCAAGATACCAGGCCCATCTTTATGGGGCCGATGTGACGGCGACCGTAACCTGCCCATTTTGCCAAGAGGAAATTATTTTTGAGGATCACGACGAGATTGAGTCATCCAGTATGGATGAACTCACATAGGGAGGAAAGCCATGAAGATTAAAATTGGATACGACGTAATTGATAACGCCTGCCACAAATTACTCGAAGAGATCGCAGGTAAGGACTTAGAGTGGAACGCCGAAGCATGGGGCGAGGTCAGGGATACCGTCGAGAGCGTCCTTTGGGATGTTTACGGGATCAAGCTGGAATTCTATGACGACAGCGAGACCAAGACCATCATCCACATCAAAGAGGAAAAACATGAAGATTTGGGGGCTGGTATTTAAGGGAGCGGTGGCCGTGATCCTCGAACCCTTTGCGGTTGCGGTGATCGTGGCCATCCTCTCCGGCATTGTCAGGATGCTTTAATGCAGATTAAGAGTCTCGAAACCATGAAGCCGGTGGAGGTCAGAATTTTTGGCCGGTGGGTGACAATCGGATCATCCCAGGAATGGGGAATGTGGATCAGAATTCTACACAAAAGACAAGACAAGGAGAAACGCTATGCCAAACATTCGAGAAAGTCACGAAGGAAGAAGGGGTTGCGGTTATCGAAAGGAGGGGGGCCTTTACCTGGTGCTCCCAGATTTTAAGGGGCGTGAATGCGGAAAGCTCCCTTTGCCGCTTGAGCGTTGCCCATGTTGCGGGGCCGGTGTCAAGTTTGCGAGAGGGTGGACGTGGATAAACGGCAAACTTCTATTCACCGATTTTCCGTGTCGAGAGATGCACCTTCCGGCAATATCAGAATGTCAAGGGTGTATCCTCGCTCATCCGCCGGAGAAAATGGGATTGATCTGGATAGGCGAGAAGTTCTACAAGACGACCCAGGAATGGATGGAGGAAGGCCGAACGATGGGAGTGAGCCGCAGGATCAAAGGCATTCCAAATGGATTCAAGGTCGGTGAGACCTGGGTTGCCGTGGCCCACATCGAGGGCATCCCTGGGGGCGAGACCTGGGAGGGCAAAAAGGAAAAGGGGAAACCGGCGATCTTCCAAGTCTTCAAACCATCCGCCATCGAGTATGTCGTCAAGGGTGATGAGACAGAAGAAGAATTGACCAAACTTGAGGGGCGTGGAATCTCGCTCGTTAAGGTGGTTAAAATTGAGGAAAGAAAGCCGACAGGAGAGGAGAAATTGGCCTCGGAAATTGGACTAACAGCCTGATTTCCAAAGCGGAATCTGGTCTAAAAACAGTAAAATATCACGGCAGGGGGTGGTTATCTACCCTTTGCCAAAACCTTTTCGTAGGCCACAGGGCCACACAACGAAGGCTGGAAGGACAAAAAGGGGTATGCCTGAGCGAATTCGGAAAAACCAGCGACAAAGAGAATTTGTAAGGGGAGCAGAGGCCGCCGGTAACGAGATTATTTCCAGGGGCCTCCCCTTTGCGATCACGATCCCCAGGCGGGAGCCTCCAACGCAAGAGAATACGAAATTTATTTGGATTAGGAGGCCGGTTGTCAAAAAGACAACCAAGGATGCGGGCCTTACGAAGAAGCAGTTAAAGGTGATCTCAATACTTGAGGCCGTGGGCCTCGGAAAGATGGTGGTGAGGATATGAAGAAAATTTGGAAGTATAGTTTTTTGATGAAGCCAGGGACGTTTAAGTTAAATGTCCCACGAGGAGCGAAATTTTTAACAGCCCAGATTCAATATGCTGATCCGGTCATGTGGGCCATAGTTGAGGGTGATGAAAAGGAAGTCGAATCCAGAACCTTCGTTCTATTGGAAACGGGAGGCGGCGTTCTCGATCATCCTGGCGTGTTGAGGTTTATGGCAACCCTGCAATTTTTCGGAGGAGAATACGTTCTTCATCTCTTCGAGGAGGAAAAATGAAAGAGACTTTTAAAGAAACGAATTTTAGACCAGATAGTCTCGGATTGATCGCTAAGTGCGAGGAGATCGTCATCGACTATTTGGGCCAGGGTTTAAGGTTGACGCTCCGCCAACTTTATTACCAGTTAGTTACGAAGAACATTATCAAGAATGTGGAGCGGAGTTACAAAAATCTTTCGAGTCTGGTGAGCGATGCCCGCCTTGCCGGTATGCTGGATTGGGATGCGATTGAAGATCGAATTCGAGTGCCGGTGATCCCCTCTGAGTGGTCAAACATCAAAGACCTCGTTGATTCGGCCCTCTATTCCTACCGGCTCCCCAGGTGGGAGACCCAGGATGATTATGTCGAGTTATGGGTAGAGAAAGATGCCCTCGCCGGAGTTCTGCGGCCCATGGCCAATCAATACCACGTCCCGATGATGGTGAACCGTGGCTATTCTTCTCAGTCGGCCATGTATGAAGCCTCAAAGCGGTATCTGAACCAAGAAAAAAATCTGACCTTGCTTTATTTGGGAGACTTCGATCCTTCCGGTGAGGACATGGTTCGAGACATTGCCGACCGGATGGAGATGTTTGGAATTGACGTGACGGTGAGAAAGATCGCCTTGACGCTCGATCAGGTAAAGAAATATAACCCGCCACCCAACCCTGCGAAGCATAGCGATCCACGGTCGAAAGAATTCATTGAAAAATACGGGGCCTCTTCATGGGAGGTTGACGCCATCAATCCGAGCGAGCTTCGGAAGATCATCAAGAAGGAGATCGAGCGGCTGATCGACAAAGATGCAATGCGGATCATCATTGAAAAAGAAAACGACGACAAGATGAAGCTGACCAAGGCCGTGAAGGAGATTATGAATGGATGAAAAAGTAAAACGGATGATTGAAAGACCTGGCGTTTACATTGCGGGAGACAGGTTTCATCCCGATGCGGTTGTGATTCTTGTATCTAAAGACGGAAAGATATTCAGCACCACCTTAGATCAAGAGTTAGACCCAGAAAGATTTCTTGATACATTGGAGTTGAAAGGTTCGTTCATTCCAGAGAGGAAGGGAGCATGACAAAATTTGAAAAACATTATGCGAGGGTGATGAAAGAGAAGGAGGAGATCACGGCGGACATGGTAAAATTTCTTTTCTCGGCGATCACTTTCATTGTGTCCACCGGCAAGCTGGCCGAGTTTGAAGGCTGGCAGGCGGATCGAGCCATGGAGAGTCTTACAAAGAAAGGGGGTGAGAAAGAATGAAGAAAACAGTATTCGAGTGTGATGCTTGTAAGGCACAGGGGCCAAGTGTTTTTGAGGTAAAGGTTGGGATCACAAAGATGGTCATCGACAATGTGGAACGTGACCATAATGCTCCACCCATAGAGTTCACCGTCCAAATTTGCGGCCTCGATTGTTTGCAAAAGGCAATCGCTTCCAAGGCAGGACACGCCTTAGCCAAGGTTGAAGAAAAAGAAAAGGAGGAAACAACGGTATGAAAAAAGGGGAGATCAAATATATGTTCTCTTACAAAGAGAAGGACATCGCCAGGATTGCGGGCGTCTCGATGGGAGCCTACCGAGTGGCGAAGGTAAGGGGGAAGATAAAGCCTGAGAATTTGCGAAGCGTCGCAGGCTTTATCTTCCAACATTGGGTATCAACTATCTGCAAAGAACCGGAACGGTGCGAGCATCGTCACACCAAAAAAGAGCATCCGTCTTGCTTTAAGGAGGAGTGATGCGATTAACAATCCTTATAATTCTAAATTTCGGAATGATCGTGGCTAATATTTGGGCCTTCATCCAGTTACTTAAAGCGAAGAGGGCCATGGAGGGTTATTGCAAAACAGCAATGGAGTCCGCCAAAATCGCCATGTCCGTCCAAAACGAGGCAACCGATCTCAACCGACGGGCAAGGGCGATGTTTGAAGAGGCGAGAAAAAATTTGGAGCGAAGCCATGACACAACTCAAGCGGCGGGTAAGGCGTGAAATCCCAGGGCCGGAGAACCGGCCCCCCTTCATCATCCAACTTGAACCTCCCAATCTTGTTCGGATCAAGAAAAAGGGGAGCCGGAAATGGTTTGAAACCAGCATCGAAGTGATCTATTGGATGGCCGCCAGGAAAGAAGCGGAGCGAATGATCGCCGAGAGAAAAGAGAAGAGGAAAAGATGATTGAAGCATACTTCGATGGGTGTTGTGAGCCGGTGAACCCAGGTGGAACCGCCGCCTATGGCGTGGTGATTCTAAAAAACAAACAAAAGATTTGGGAGACCTCGAAGCTCTTCGTGCCACAGAGGGGCCGAGAAAAAGAGACCTCCAACAACGTGGCCGAGTATTCCGGCTTCAAGGCGATCCTCGATTATTTGATCTCCCAGGACTTAACGAAATTGCCGATTGTTGTCCATGGTGATTCAAAGCTCGTCATCATGCAGATGTTTGGAAATTGGAAAATTAGATTCGGATACTATGTGCCAATCGCCAAAATCTGTAAAGCGATGCTCAAACAATTTCCGCTTATTATGGGAGAATGGATACCCAGGGAGGAAAATTTCCTGGCGGATGAACTCTCGAAGGCCATGTTAAAGCGGGCCGGAGTGAAATTTAGAATTCAACCGGAGGGAACATGATTACTTGCCACGCTGTTTATTTATTTGTTGTTGACCACCCAGGTTGTTCTACCAGAAAGATACAAAAATATTTTGGGCGAGATGTCTATTGCCATTTAAGAACGCTACGGACGGAAAAAAAGATTTGCTCTGCGGTTGGACTGGATCGTCGGTCAAGGCTTCATTTTGTGATGGGTTACTTTAAGGGAGGAAACAATGGAAAGAAGATTTAGGATAGGCTTTATGAATATTATCAAATGGCTCTCGGCGGGAATAATCGTCATGGGATCAATCTGGTCACAATATTACGCTCTTTTAATCTGCTTGGCATTCCCGCTCATCATCGAAGCCACAACTCTTATCACAATCTTCGACAGGGAACAAAGACTCGATTTTTTTAAGAAGGAGGGATAGAAATGATTTATCAAAAAATGGAATTGACAATTAGGGTGGAATGGCTCGATCCCGAAAATTCGGACAAACAAAAGAGAAGGGCCACCGTAAAAGAACGCCTTCTGAAAATGTTTGGCCATGAGGTTGCTGAACAAGGAGTAGATAAGCACGGGATCAAAATTGAAGTTGTAGCGGTCGATGGAATTCGCATTGCGAATGATCGAGAAATCAAGGAGCCGTCGGAAGTTTCTTCTTCCGGTAGCATCCCGTCGAAGAGATAAGACCTCCACGGTCGTTCATCCGCTTGACGAGTTCATAGGCGGGGTCAAATGCAGGATCGGTGCATTTCGATTCCGCCTTTTGTTTTTTCTTCTTCTTGCTCATCCAGAAGGCATTCCTTTAAAAATTTCAACGAGCGGGTTTGTGGCCATAGGTGGAGATTCGACGATCACATATCCTTGCCGAATGCCGATATTGTCCGGCTCCATAAATTCAGGATGATTAAGTTGGATCATACCCCAGAATTGAGACTTGAGGCCCACGGCTATCCTCTTCTTTTCTTCGAGTTCACCGGCGGGCATTTTCTTCCGGTTCTTCCGAAGGTGATTAAAAAGGGCATCCACGAAATCCCAGAAAACTTTCTCATGCTCATCGAGATCGCAGTTGATCTTGGTCTCGCCTTCCTGGATTGGATCGCCATCGTATTTGTAATTCATAAACTCTTCAACAAATTCTTTCCCGAACCATTCAAAGGCCAGGAAGAGTAAAATATTCTGCCACGTTTGTTTCTTTTCTTCCGTCATAATCATACCTCCCTCACTTCAATTTTAAAAACTATCCGCATCAACCTTTTTTTCAAGTGGTAAGTGGGCGTTCCCGTATCCCAACCCGTTTTAGGGTCTTTGCCCTTTGTATCTTCGACCACCAATTCAAGTCTCTCCCAATAAGAAAAATCTGCCGTATAGTTGCAGAGAAATTGATCGAGCACCATGATCTTAAATTTTGGTTTCAGTTTCAGATGGGAGATCAGGCCAGCCTTTTCCTTCATCAATAATTCTTGGTATCTCCTCGCCTCTTTCTTCGAGTCGAACTTGATCCCGTCCACCGTCACCTTTATATTCCCGTGCTTCCTTCTCTTCCCCTGGGGCAGGTCTTTCAGGTATCGGAACACTACTGCCACTTCTCGCCTCCTCGCATACGGGACAATCTGGATGCCCGAAGTCAACCAATCTGTAAGGCCCAGGCCCCAGAATCGTATGATCGTAAATTTTTGTGTTTAATTCAACCTCCTTGGGGGATAAGAGTGTTCCCTCCTCTACAACACCCCTATCAAAATTAAGTAATTCACCTTGTTGGATAGGCGGCCCTTGCGTCATCCGGCGTTGAGGTTTCACGAGGCGGTTCTCGGAAAGGTAAAAAGTGAGCCGGTAAAGCAAGCCACGGGCGGCACGCTTATCCCCCTTCGTGTTTTGGATTTCATTCTTGCAAAGTTGAACCAGTTTCTTCCAATCATTTGTTCGCAGGATTGTCATTTAAGTCATCCTTCAATTCAATATTTGTTGCTTTGTGGGCATCCAGGACGCCATGTTGCCGAAGCCATTTTTCAATTTCGGCGATCCAATGAAGAAGACTTTCATCTGGTAATTTAATCAAACCATCACATCGGGCGATTAACTCATCAATCTCTCTTTCGTTGACCTGGCCACCCTTCGCCGTAATGCCAGCCCGATAATTCCAAACCGCCATCCAGAGGGTTGATGGATACTCATGTCTCTTATAACCGATGCTTTCAATCGGAAAGAATGTGCCGCAATCTTCACATTCAAAACCGTGAGTATAGCGACACCGATTATTGTGGGGCCATTTCCTTGCCTCACACTCTTCCTTGGTTATCATTGGTCTATTTTTTCTGTTAGCCATAGGCATTTCAATCCATCTCGGCTCGATTCCAACCGGCCATCAAATTTTTTACATACCGTTGGGTGTGATCCATAGATTTCACAATAATGAAGTGAGTCCTTCGGATGTTCCGGCGTCATAATGAGAGAATCTTTTTCCACGATCCGCAGGTGCGGACATTGGAATGGAATTTTAATCCTCCACCATCCACTATGTTCTCGAATAAAAATGATCCCCCTGGCCACCATCCATTCTTTCCAATCAATAATCTCCTGGGGGAATGCCGGTCTTCTTATTTCGAGAATAAAAAATTTACAGCAATCGCCACAGCGAATGCAAAGTTCAGATTTTGTGGGCATCACTTCTCCTGTTTAACGGCCTGGGCCGTGGCCTGGTGGACATTATTAACACCGGCAAATTTAGAATTCATCACTTCCTGCCATACCGCTTTATCTCTCAAAAGGCGGAGTTTCCTATCGGACTTCATTTCCAGAGTTACCATGACTTTTCTTGGCTTCATTTGGTTTCACCCCCTTTCTCCATTGATCTGCTTGCGGGCAAGTTGCATAATGACTTTCCATCCCGACGACCACCCGACCCGATTGGGTGATGACCTTTACCGTCTTGTTGTTACAGGGATGAAAACCTTGGGAACCATCCTTCCTGGTATAAGAAATAAAAATTATTTTTGCTCCGCAGGATCGGCATTCAGTTTCACGAGGTTTATCTGGCCCTCTAATATCTTTTTGTTTTTCTTCCATGAGGTCTCCCTTCTTTCCTTGAGTTCTTTTTCCTGTTTGGCAAGCCTATCATAAAAGGGTTGAATTAACTCTTTTAGCCTTTCAGAAGTCATGGTCGGCCATTCTTCTTTGAATTCTAATTTTGGCCAGCGTTCCCCTTGTTCTTCCCTGGCGTCCTCAATATATCGAATCAGCTTCCCGACCGTTGGGATCACATTATATTCTTCATTGTGGATTGCCTGATCGACGGCGGCCTGAATTTCCTCTATCCCGTAAGTATGAAGTTGCTCGAAGTAAATTAAATAGCGAGCCTCGCCCATTTCTTTATCGACCGCCATGGCGAGTTTTTTCATTGCCCCTTTAAATAATTCGAGGTATTCGTCAGGGCTTATGCTCGATCCTTTTTGACTTCCCACTAATCGCATCCTTGAGTTGTTGGGTTCCTTTGTCGATTCCATCTTGTTTTTTCACTCCCGACGGTTTTCCTTTTTTCATCTTCATCCAAAGTTGATCGAATTGGGTTCTTAGTTTTGAACCGGAGAGAATATTGTTCTGCCAAAAGTCATCTTTCTGACACCAACGAATTACTTCTTCAATCTCTTCTGGGGTTCTATTATCGAGACGGATCATTTTGTCGATCACGTCTTGCCATCCATCCTCTCCTTCCATCCTGGGTTTTTTAAATTTTGAGTTTCTTAGTTTTATGAGATCAAAAAGTAGGTTAGCCAGGACAATAGATGGTGATAATGATAATGATGGTGATGGTGATAATGATAATGATGGTGATAGGTCGCACTTTTGACTACCATCTGGTTGGCTTTCGGTTGTCTCTTCGGTTGTCGGGCTGGCAACCATTGAGGGGGAGGGGGGATAAATACTTGGTTTATAACGGTCTTTTCTTATTCTTTGATGTTCTTCGCCCTGGATGATCTGAATAAACTTATCGCCATCTACTTCATACCAATCAATTAATGTTACATTATGTAATTCAGCCAGCATTTCGGAGACTTCATCGACCGTCAATCCTTCATACGGGACGATGTTTTCCAATACCCATCCGGGCCTTCCCCGGAGCCTCCCATCATCATCTTGATATGAAACCAGCCACGAATAAAGTAAGTGACAGCCGATCCTCCACCACTTTGTTCCAGAAACTTCCTTGCCTTCGACGGCCCTTATTTTTTTCGAGGATGAGATGGATGCCCACAAGAGGCGGTATTGTCCGTCTCTCGCCATAGTCCCTCCTCTCCATCCTAATTGCTAATCCCCTCAATGCCAGTATTAAAGGTCTAATCGAGGAGGGCCTTTTTTAAGTTCTTTCAATGTCATCTTGCCTTTTCCCCAAATAAACAATGGAACCTCTTGCCAGCCTGGGAGGATGCAGTCGATCATCTTAATATCGCCGCCCGTGAATGCTTCAATTTTAAGACCGGCCTCCGGCGATAGGCCGTCTCTTCCCGCAATCCAGTTTAGAAGGTGGGAATAGGAAATACCCATCTTCTCTGCGGCAAAGGAGATTTTAACGCCACGATTGTCGAGCCATTTTTTGAATCTTAATCGAGCGGATTCTTTCATGGGGATTATCCTAAACCAGAGGCTTTGGGTTTGTCAAGCACTTTTTCTTAAAAATATTTAAAAATTTTGCTTGACAAATAAAAAAAGCCCTGTTAGATTGGTCAAACGATGAGGTTAGGGTTTTTACCATGGGGGTGAAAGGATGTCAAGAGGAATTTCAAAACAGCAACTCGAAATCATGGACGAACTAAAGAATGGGGCCATTATTCAAGTCTATCGGTCGTTCAATACCGACCTCCGTGCATTTCTCACCCAGAGGAAGGTTGGTCTTCCCACGACCATGAATGTCCGTGTTCCCACGTTGATGGCACTTTACAGGAAAAACCTCATTAGAAGAAAGAAGAAGGTTGATTGGGATGAATGGTCTGGTGTCTGGACATTCTGTAAATGATCGAGCAGTTTTCCGTCACCCAGGTTCTATCGCCATATTTTAATGTGAAGGGAGCGATCCCGAAGGCCCGTATCGAGGGCGGAGTTGTCCGTGGCAATGAAGTCCATAAATTCAGCACGTCCACCGCAAAAAAAGAATGGTATCCAAAACCAATCCTCTACGAAGGATATTGCGACTCATTCCTTTGGTGGTTCGATAACTGCGTGGAGGAAGTTTTTCTGGTCGAAAAACGGTTGGAAGACCCCATCCTGGGTTTCTTTGGTCATCCCGACCTTATCGTGCGGATCAAGGGTTATTATCGACCATCTATTGTCGATCTTAAAACCCCCGCTTCCAAGCAAAGGGCCTGGCGGATGCAGATTGCGGCATACCATCACCTTGCGATTAAGAACGGCTATGGCCCTGATCTCGATCCGGGCGGGTCTCTCCGCCTTAACGAAGATGGCAGGCCGCCACACCTTGACAGGTATGATTTTCTCTATGGTGATTTTGCGGCCTTTCTATCGGCTCTCAACGTTTACAGGTTCTTAAATGGATAGATTAAACTCTTTGGCGAAGGGATTAATGTTAAAGGCAATAGGTCGAGCACGAGAAGTCGGCGGTGCTCAAATGCAAAACGAATATCTCGGAGGAGAAAAGATTATGGAACCACATAAGATGACATTCGTTGGCGTTGATTTTGAATTGCCCCATGGAGAAATTAGACTTTCTCGAAGACAATGGCCGGAAGGTGCTTCGCCAGTCGTGGTTGACATCGTTTATGAAGGGCTCGTCTTCATGGTTGCAAAGGCCATGATCCTGGTTGGTAGGAACCAGAAGAAGGTCTTGATCGAAGCCGAAGGGATTTCGAGATTGAGCCCAATCGACGATCCCGGCAATAACAATCCGGTTCAGGGCAAAGAGATGGCGATCAGCCAGGCAGTCCGAGCCTTGCATACCAGAGTGATGAAACACCGCCGGTCGCTCCATCATTACAGGGGGTAACATGAAAGACTGGTATCTGGTTTTAGGTTTTGCGATTTTTTGTTGTTTTGCATTTTATCTCGTGGTGCGATGGAGCAAGAAAGGATAATCCATGGAGATCACGATCCAGGTCTCAAAGACCGCAGATGGCCAGAGTGAATATGTGCAGATCATATCACCGGCGGGCATCCCAATTAACATCGTTCTTGTCGTGGATAAAGTAACCATCGAGGATAGGAGATGAGAAAGAGGAAGGGATTGCCGGGCTTGATTGAAAACGGTGCTTATGATGCCATACGCCATCTTCTCGACTATTGCACCAATAAAAAAAATTGGATGAGCACCGATCAGATTTTGGGGGCCGCCGAATCCGGCGTAAACCGAGCGATGGCTGAATTTAAAACATCGAGAGAAAGGAGGAGACATGGAAGAGATTGAGGAGAGAAAATTTAATCGTTTATTGAAGGTATCGTTTTCACCACCGGAGAAGATAGAGATGTCCGAACAGATTGCGAATGCAATCCGTAATCTAAAGAAGGCCCAGGACGATCTCGCTTCGGTCGCCGCTCAGTTTAAGAGCGAGATTAAAAAGTTTGAGGGGGAGATCGCAAGTCTGGCAGAAAAAGTAAATAGCGGGTGGGAAATGCGAAATATCCCATGCCGTGAGGTAAAAGACTTCTCTGTTGGAGCGGTTCTTGTTTTTAGGGATGACACCCAGGAATTGATCGAAGAGCGGGCCATGACTGCGGAGGAAAGACAACCAGAGCTTCCATTAAAAGAAAAAGAACCAGAGCCTCCGGCAACCGACTTGGGCGAGGATAGGGCCGTGCCTGGTCAGCCAGACCTCTCTTCGCAACCGGAGGCTCCTCTTGATCTGCCGGAAGATACAAATCCATTCTACGTGGGGAAGAAAGAAGGATCGGATGTTTAATCTCTTCAAAGATCAACAACTATTGAGCGATGTAGAACTTTTTCTTAAAGTCCACGAGGAAAACAAACGCCAGGTCGAAAAGTGGGGCGTCCAACGTCATACTTCTTTTGAATGGCTAACCTACACGGCGGAAGAATTGGGATCGCTCGCTAAGGCCATCGGAGAATATGAACACAGGGGCGGGCCTGCGGAGAGAGTAGTGGATGAAGCGATCCAGGTTGCAACCCTCGCTTTAAAGATCGCAGAAATGTTTATGATCGGAAAGGAGAAAATCCCCACATGGGAGAAAGGAAGATAATCGCCAAAACGAGAACCTATGAGGTCGTCATCGAAGATCGCAACGTTGTCGTTAATCTCTTTGAACCCGTGTATTCAGAAAAAGAAGTGCTGGCGATCCTCGACGCCTACCAGAAGGCCCTTTACGAACGGTTAAACAAAGAAAGAAAAGAATCAAAACGATTTGTGATTGTCGGAGGAGACATCGAATACAAACCACCAGGAGGATGAAATTATGGGATGGGAAATCGAAGGGGAGCCGATGGTTCCCGAAAAGAGAGAAGAGGGAATACCGATGACGCTCGATGCCGCTAAGAAAGCCGTCGAGCGAGCAAAGGTTGACCTGCAAGTTTATCAGGAAGCGATCAAGGGCATGAAGACCGAGGCCCAATTATTGAAGGTTGAAGATGATGAGTCCCACGCCCTTTCCGTCGATCTGGGGATCAGGGCGAAGAAGCTGGCGAAGGAGATCAATACCGAAAGGGACAAGATTCTTTTGGCCCCCTCCGAGTTTACGAAAGCCGTAAAAAACCTGGCAAAGGCATTCACCGACATTCTCGATTCAATCGAAGAGATCACCAAAAGCAAGAACCGATCCTTTAAGGTGCTCCAAGATCAAAGGAAATTGGAGGCCCAGAAAAAGATCAACGAGGAGACAGAGAAGTTAAGGGAAAAGGTCAACGAAGAGGCGGCGGCGGCAGGTGTCGAAGCCGTTGAAGTTCTGACTCCCGTGTTAGCAAAGACGCAAAAGACAGTCCGCACGGCGGCTGGAATAGCTTATTCGAGCGAGTATTGGAAATTTGAGTGCGGCCCCGTTCACCGCAATGCACCCGATTATCCCGGAATAAAAACAATCAGGGTTCTCGCCTATTCTCATTCAACAAAAGAATCCATGATAGAAATTGGGATGAAGGCAGGGTTGACTGGTGAACCCTTGGAGAAATTCAAGTTCGCCCTGAATGAGGTCAAATTTGAATTAGAGGTTGACGAAGAGGGTATGGCGACTATCGTTTCCGTGGACGGTAAGTTGCTCCCAATCATCCCTGCCGAATTCTTGGAGCCGAACAGTAAAGAGATTCGGAAGGCTGTTGATGGTGGAAGAAGAAACCTGGAAGGTATTAAAATTTGGAGAGAGGACAAGGAGGTCTATAAATAAAGCACCGAGAGAGTCCGAGGAGGAAACCATGAGAAAGTTCGTGTTCGTGTTCGTTTTAAGTATCATTTTAGTTTTTTCGGGAACCGCACTTGCAGTTAATGACGCCGACGTTGGTAACTTTTCGCCCGGTGCGATTGCCAATACCGGAAACAATAACACCTTCAACGGTGCGGGGAGTGGCCCCGTCACTAACCAGGGCGGGACGGGCATTGGTGTAGGTGTGGGCGTGGGCATTGGGATTTCAGACGTGGATAATAAAATTATCAATCTCAACAAGCCCGTTAATGTCTTTAATCCGGTTGACATTCAAGGTCAGGTTTTGGTGAATCAACCCGATCAGGTGATTGCTCCAAAACAGGTGGTTCTTTTTGAATCTCCCAGAGACCTTCTTCCTGCTCCTTATGTTGGCCCTTCTCAGATTCAAATTCTACCCGGCAAAATGTGGAGAATGGCGGATGCCGAAGTTCCAAACATCGGCATCAAACCATACAGGGGTGAGGAGTATATCAAGGTAGAATCATTCAATGGGAGCGATTTCAATCGGGTTAGACAAGAGGATTTGGCCGAAGACTTACTCACCTTTAGAGATCGTGTGCTCAAGAAAAAAGGCTGGACGAAAGATAAGGTGCGAATTGCTGTCAACGTCAGGGAGGCAGGGGAGAGCACATCCACGAGTTCAGGGGCCGCAGGATCATATTCGGGTAACACAACCCCGGCAAGTGGAGTGGCATCAACCCTGGGGATATTCCCAGGTAAGGCTCGGTGGAAGGCCGACTATCAATACAATCCCGTATTCTATTTGATAAAGGATTAAGAATACAAAAACTTAAATCGACTTTCTCGGTGCTTATTTTATGAGTATTTGTAATTGGTGTGGAGAAGATTTATCTGGCCCCGCAAGGTGTATCTGGTGGGATGATTTAGGCAAGAAATGTTGTTCACAATTTTGTGTAAAAGAATCCAATAAATCAAGGGAGGAAGAACATGGCAGAACAAAAGAAGACACAAGAGGTAATGGCAAGGCCGGAAGAACGGGCCGTGGTTTACACGGCGGCTGACGGTCAAGAGGTTCGTTTAACCTTCGATATTGTGAAAAAGTATCTTGTTCAGGGAAACTCAGACATGATTACTGTTCAAGAACTTATGTATTTCTTGAATATCTGCCGGGCGAGACGACTCAATCCGCTCACGAAAGATTGCTATCTCATTAAGTATAGTGCTGATCCGGCGGCCATCGTCACAAGTATCGACTTCTTTAGGAAGAGGGCCAGGATTCAAAAAGATTGCGTCGGTTGGCAGAAGGGCATCATCGTCCGAGGGAAGGACGGAAAGCTGAGAGATTCATTTGGACTCGTCGATGAAGGTGAAACCCTTGTCGGCGGATGGTTTGAGGCTCAACCAACGGGATGGACTAAACCCTTCCGACTCGAAGTGAATCTTTCCGGTTACATCAAGAAAACGAAGGAAGGAGCGGTCACGAGATTCTGGCAACCGGAAAATCAACCGACCATGATCGCCAAGGTCGGAGAAGCCCAGGGCCTTCGGACATTGTGGCCCGATGAATTCCAGGCGATCTTCACCGCAGAAGAAGGAGCCGTGCCGGTTTTTGAAATCCCGGAGGCGATTGATCTTGAGACCCATGGCCGTTTTGAAGAGCTAATAGCAGGTATGAAATTTTCACCGGACGAACAAAAACTCTTCGAGCAATATTGTGAATACCAGGCCAAGAAGAACAAGGTCAGCATTGAGGATTTGCAGGGTATGGCTGAAAGAGACTTTAAAAATTTCATGGAATATTTTAAGGTATTCAAGACCAAGGCCGAGGGTGAGGCCAAATCGAAGACGCCCATAACGGAGAAAGAAAAAGGGTCAGAGAAACCGGGGCCGCATCCGCCAGAGGAGAAGAAAGAAGAAGATAAGAATCCACCCGGAGCATCAACCGGCCAGTTATTCGCAGAAAAGGAAATGCGGGGGGAAGGTGAGAAACCTACCAAGTAGCCCACCAAGGCGACCTGATAACGTTTCACCCCCACCATACACTTCTCCCCGCAGACTTTGGAGGGTGAGGGGCCGTAAGGGGAACGGTCGAGGATAGGGATCGAAGGGAAAGCGAACCTGAATCCACGCCCTCCAATTTTTTGAGTTGACAAATGCGATGCAATCGGTGTAATGGAAGAATGGAATACAGAATGTTTTACGGTGCGGACGGCGGCGACACTTTTTTTGGCTGGCGGTGTATCCATTGCGGAGAGATTATTGACAAGGTGATCTTAGAAAATCGAACAAAGGGAGGAAGAAAGTATGAAACTCATTCAAGCAATGAAACAGGTTCAAGATTTATTAAGGAAGGCTGACGATCTGAAACAGAAGATCGCCAAGTATTGCGTTGATCTGGATTTCGAGACCCCGACCTATGGAACGCCGGATCAGCAAAGGGAACAGGTCAAGGACTGGCTCCAAGCCCATCACGACATCATTAAGAAGGTTGAAGACCTTCGCCTGGCCATCACCAGGACGAACCTGGCCACCATGGTCACGATGGAGATCGGAGGTAAGCAGATCACCAAACCGATTACTGCGTGGATCATGCGAAGGGGCGTAAAAGGAAGTGGACTCGCAGGTCAAGAGCAAAAGGCTTACCTTGCTTTAACGGACAAGAATCTCAAAGACGGCCAGGCCAAAGTGACGAGCGGAGACACTATTGCCGTCAAGGTTCGGAGATACTATGATCCCGCAGAGCGAGACAACAAGAGTGAACTCTATCGTTCGGAAGCGTCAATCGTTGATGCAAACCTTGAAGTAACGAATGCTATCACCGAATTGATCGAGGAGTAAGTTATGCCTTTCACTCTGAAAGTAATGGGTATCTCTGGTGATCGGGTGACGTTCGGAGTAGAAGCCGACTATCGTGGTAGTAAGATCGGTTTTGAACGCAAGACTTATTCTATGACCCCAGGAGAAGAACTCCACATGACCCTTAACGTGCATATCCAGGGCTTCGGAGACCTGGCAGATCAGGTAACAGAATTAGAGGCATCGCCGGGATGGGTCACTACCCCGGAGTCTGATCTACCATTGCTTTATAAAGTCGAACCAGAGAGGGGGTGATAGGATTGAGATGAAGGTAGATGTTTTTCACCACATTCCACAGAAGTTTGAAGTCATCCATCGAATCTCTCAACCCGTCCATTTTAATTGGAAGGTAGGGCGGCCAGAACTCAAAGAAAGGAGAAAACAAATTATGTTGGAACTATCTTGCACAAACGAGGAGAAGATCAAGGTTACAACGAATCCAGTTACGGCGGCAGGGAAGCCGGTGCTTCTCGATGGGCCGATCCAGGTTTCCGTTCAATCGGGTGATGGGACGGTTGAACTCCTGGATGGAAACTCTTTCTATGTGAAATCCGGGGATAACCCTGGCGATTCGACCTTCCTGGTGTCTGGGGATGCCGACTTGGGAGCCGGGATCGAAAACATTTCCGACATCGTATTACTCCATGTTGCCGGAGCGAAGGCTTCCAACCTGGGGATGACCGCAGGAACGCCTGAATTAAAATAATCTTTTTGGCGGGCGGGTGACGGGCTCCAAAGGCCCTTAGATAGCCTACTCACCCCCGTCACTTCGCCCGCATAGGAGACCTCGATGAAAATTCTTATAACGACCGTCCTTGTTTTTTTTCTTATTACACAGGCCGCCCTTGGTCTTCCGCACCTAACCTGCGATCAATATGTCCCAGGCCCTTGCACAATCGGGACGGTTGGATGCGATGAAGCGGGCCAAAAGGTAATGCCCACGAGTTTTATTCTTAAATTCGATTACGCCAAACATGAGGATGTCACGACTCCGCCAAGGATTGATGCACTAAATAAAGTTGACCTCTGGTGGGAGATCGCCTTGCCGGATGGCGTTTATACCGTCCGGGCGTTAGCCTGCATCGAGGCCGATAAGTGTAGTGATCCTTCGCAAGCCTTAACCTTTACGAAAGCAATCCCCGTGCTTCCAATATTGAAGATTGTTAAGCAAGGGACGAATATTTTTTTAACTTGCGATCCCTATGTTCCCGGCTCTGGCGTGGGAATCCCAGACGATTTCTTAATCAGAAAAGATGGAAGTCCGACGACCATCACGTCGATAGCAAAGATCGACGCAACCGGGAAAATTATTCTTTGGTATGACGTGACCAATCTACCATCGGGCAGTCATACCTTCAATGTTAGTTCTCGTAATATATGGGGAGCATCGACAGAGACGGCTTCTTTTATTTATCAGAAAACGAGTCCTGCGAAGCCCGCCATCAAACTTCAAAAATAGGAGGGAAGGGCCTTACGGCGAGAGATAAAAACCGGGAAAGTGAGCGATGTCTGATCGACAGAAAGACAACCATCTGCTAAATGGATTAGCAGGCCAAGCGTTTGTGCGGAGGTTCGACTCCTTCCCCCCCCACTTATGGGGGGGTAGCTCAGTAGGTTAGAGCAAACGCCGCTTAAAGTGCAAGGCTCAAGGATCAGGCAGTAAGGTTGCAAGGATCAGAATCGGCAAGGACGGAAGAACAAAGGAAGGAAGGTTGGCCTCGAAGCGGAAGCGGAGAGAATGACCTTGGGAAAGTTGCTTTCTCACTTTAACTGGAACTTCCAAGGCTTCCTTGACGGGAAGGCCCCAAATTTATGCGGTGTAGTTCAGGGGTAGAACGCCGGTTTGTTAAATCGGATGTCGGGGGTTCGATCCCCTCCACCGCAGTTATATTATGAAACCCATCCTCGTCCACTCTAAAATCCTCAATGAAACAATCTGTCTCAGCGAAGTCCCGGTCGAGGGACAAGTCTGTTACTCAGAGAAAGAAATCAAATTTTTGAAGGCATCCGAGAAGAACATGAAGCCGGAGAGATACGCCGATTATCTACGGAAGGTTCATTCGGTGAAAAAAACATTCCCGGACTCAAAGATCGAAGACATTAAAATGGAGGCCCCGACAAGCGACCAACCAGTCGCCACACCGAGGGTGGAAGATACCGAGGCAACCCCTGGGCCTTCTGCACAAAAAAGTCTTTGGGAAGATTAATGAGCGATAGCGTAAATGGCAACAGCGACGAGGGCTCCGATCACACCATACAATTCCCAATTCGATTTAGGTTTTGAAGTCTCCGCCAGTTTAATCGCCCGATCCGCAACCTCCTTCATCTGATCGAAGTTTCGGTTGATAGCGGCGATCTCTTTGTCTTTGATCCCAATTATCCTCAAATTCAATTCGTTTTCTCGCTTCTCTAAATCTCTTTCCTTTTGAGCGATGGCAAGGGATTTTTCTAATTCGGAGATAGTGGTTGCCTGCGAATCAACTAATTTTTTAATCAAAGGATATTCCTGGGTTTGTTTGTCCCATTCTTTCAGATCGGGAAGATCAAGGCTGAATCTTACGGATTGAGGGAAAGCGTTTCCGCAAATCATCAATGATCCGATCAGGATCATCAGAAACAATAACATTCCGAATTTTAATACGAAGCGCATCGTTCTCTCCTTCCAGACGAACGACCTTAACCTTAGAGTTCGTAGCGTCTTGTTGAGCGATAATTTTCTCCTTAGCAATCTTATCCTTTTCCGCTTTGATCTGCAAAATCTCATCTTCGCAGGTTTTGATCCAGGCATCCTTTTCTTTAATAATTTGTGTCTGATCCTGGCGAAGATTATTGAGGGCCATCTTATAGAGTTTGCGGGACATGGCCCACCCAGAAAGAGATTGCCAGGCGAGGAAGATAAAAACGGCCAGAGCAATCCAAAACCAAAAAGGCATCTTCTTAACGAACGAGAGAAAGGTATTCATTGATCCCCCTTGCGACCAGGGCTCCAATCTTTCGGAGCGTCAATTCATCGGAGAAGGTTTCGACCGATGAGGATTTGTCGATAAATCCGATCTCGATCAGGCAGGCCGGGGCGTTCGTATGTTTCAGGACGTAAAGACCTTCGGTTTCCTTGATCCCTCGAAAGGGTTCATCGGGAAAAATCTGATCCACTTCGTCGGAGAGGCATTGAGAAAGTTTTAATCCTTCTCGACTTCCTTTGAAAAACCAGATTTCTTCCCCCCTTGCTTCGGGCATCCCAGGTTCATCCGTGTCCGGGTCGGCGTTACAATGGATCGAGATAAAGCAATCGACGTTCATACCATTGGAAAGATCACACCGTTCTTGGAGAGATGTGGTTCGGTCGAAGGTTCGGGTAAGTCCTATCCAAATATCGGAATTAACGGCCCGTAGGCCCTCGACGGCATATTCGGCGACCTTGAGATTGACATCTTTTTCGAGAAGATCACCATAAACCGCACCCGGCTGAATTCCACCATGACCGGGATCAATACATACCCTCTTCATATCATCCTCCTGCGTGTTTGTAATAGCGAACCCTATCCTCGCTTTTTTGGACTGTTTCCGTTGAAGGTTTCTGGGGGCCATACCATTCAAGAATCTTCGATGGGGTTTTAACTGATCGAAGAGCCCATTCTCTACGGCCCGTTTTCTTATTGAATCTTTGAGTTAACATTTTCCCCTCGATAGGGGGCGGGCCATGGGGGAGTATTTTTGGCTACCCACGTTTGACCGCCCGCCCCCGTTGGTTATCATTTTAAAGTTTCAAAATCGCTTTGAAGGCGGCCTTCCAATCGACATCTCTCCATTCCTTTTTAATGGTTGCCTTCTCCTCCGCCGTCAATCGGCCATCCTTTGCGGATGTCCACATGGCGAGCATTGCCTCCCCAAATTCCTTTCCGAAATTCGGGTCTCTCTTAATCATAAGGATCAAGAGACCGATCACGATCAACAATAAAACTACGACGATAACGAGTAACCAAACCATGCTCTCACCCCCTTTCATTGGGTAGGAGGGACTGCCGGTGGGGTTGCAGATAGGGCCTTTCTATCCTCTATCGCCTTCCCCGTTCGGTAAGCGAGCCATGCGGTGAATTGACCGATCACGATGGCCGCCCATGCACTCCCTACCTTTGCAAATCTATCGGCAACCGCATCGAAAGTCAAGGATAAAATTAAAGCAATTACGCTGACCATGGTGATAAGAAAAGATACGGCCCAACCCTGGATACTTCCATCTTTGATGATCTTAATTTTTGACATGACCGACTCCCTTTTCCAACGCTACTATTAAAGTTTCAGTCCTTTTAATCGCCGATCTTAAAAGAAGGATTGCCGCTTCGTCATCGTGGGATACCCACTTCCGCACCGCATCAAAATAGGCTTCTCTCACATCCTTCCAAAGACGAACGATCATCTTCCATCACGCCTCTTATCGGCATCGTGTTCTTCCCACTTTAAATCTTCCTCGGATATTTGTTTTTTAAATAGGGTTAATAAGATTTTTGATTGACCGGAAATAATTTTAAGTTCCTGGCCAACCCACTCCCGATGATGAGCGAACAATTCATCAAGTTTTGCACAAAACGAATCAGCGACCTCTCTTGTGATTTCCTTACAAAGAGGCGTATGCTCACCTTTTGTCATCACTCCGCCCTTGTCCATAAGACCGTTCCTCCATTGGGTTAAGGTTTGATAACCTCCGCAGGCCGGGCATTTTGTTTGCTGATCCCTACACCATTGGAAGTAAAGTTCTCTTGTAACTAATCCCCCCTCTTCCTCTCCCATTTTCTTGAGCCATTCTGAAAATTTATTAGCTTCCCTTTTTATTTCCTCTACTTTTTTCCTGAAATCATTCCAAATGAGAGTGATTAAAACACCGCATATAAAAAGAAGTCCACTCGCTATCCATAAAATTGTTCCAATATGTTCGGCCAGATCATTGGTCGGTGTCGTTGCCATTCTATCCTCCTATCTATTTTCAAACCTTATGAATTTTTTCTCAGGTTTTTGCTTCAACGCATTCCGAATCATCTCTTGTGTGATAGGAGGGATGACGCCTTTATACTTTTGGACTTCGAGGTTGTAATCTCTGATTTCCTTGAGAACGTTGGTTCTATCTGTTCCCTTTGCCATTCGGATTCTTGCATAGAGATCATCACGTTGGCCAGAATAATGTTGTGTTAGATTTTGGAACGATCTTTTTTCTTCTGAAAGAATCGCTGTTCGTTCGGGTCTAAAACCTGCGGCCTGACCGATGGCTTCTCCGGTTGTAAGTTTGATCGGTTGGCCTTTCTCATCGAACATGATTTTCCCCTGAGCGGTCGTGGCTCCTTCTGTCGCCATCCGATAAGCCTTCATTGGAGATTCAATAAAAGTTGGCATTAAGTTTTCGATACCTCGATAGATATCTTGTTTTTGAAAAGCCTGAATCGCCTTTTTCCCTTTGTCGATCATTCCCCCATAAACCCCTGAGAAATCGGAAGAGCTAATCGTGGGAAGACCAAGTTTCAATGATCCAGTAAGGGTTGTTCCAAGGAGTGCCGGTAAACCTTCCATCCCAAATCTTGAAAGGACTTCTCCCCCTACACCGGCGAGGGCTTTTCTCATGTCTGATTTATAGGGAGTGCCGGTCATCTTTTCCATTCCATCAAGAAGATCATCCATAAAAGGGATAGAAGTTGCTCCACCAAGGATTGTCAGCCATGCCAGCGTTCGGCCCATCACGTCAATCTTAATCTTCCCATCCGGCCCCTTGAGAGATTGCATCAGGGAAAGCAAGAAATTGTGATTGAAACTGCGGAAGGTATAGGCTGTCCTCACCAGGCGGCTCCCAGGAGTTCCACCCCTGGCCCAGGCGGGAAGATTCGATTTCCCATAGAGATAATGGGTATTGTAAACATAATCCCTGGCGGCATCGAAGGCTTCTTGATAGGAGGCATTCTTTTCGTTTCTCATCACACGAAACATGGCGAGCGAAGCGGATTCACGGTTAAAGACCTCCATGCCGGAGAATGGGACTGAAAGAACCTGGCTAATCTGATCGAGTGTTCCTCCCACTTGACTTTTCATTCTGCCACGGATTTCTCTCAGATATTGAGCGGTATCAATACCTTTTTCGTGCATTTCATGGAGAAACTTTTGTTCCTCTGCGGAAAGATGAGCGGGATTAAATTTATAAGCGGCAATGTCCTTCATAGACTGGACATACTTTTTAAGTGGATTATTTGTAACCCGACCCAGGAATGGAACGCCCGTAACGAAGTTTTGCGTGAAATTCACCATGGCCGCCCGGATCGAACCAGAGAGATACCAGGTGAATGCCGCCGCTCTTATTTTGCCGGAAAGTTTATCAAGTCGGTCGGTATTGCGGAGCATATCCTCGACATAGGAAGAACCCTCCTTGAAAAGCTCTGGTTGTTTGGAAGGATCAATCCCTTCGAGTGCTTTAAAGAAATCAAAGGCCGCTCTCTGTTTTGTGAGGAAACCAGAAAGGCCGGTCATGTAATCCATAAAAACCTTCTGGCCATTCTGCGTCTCATAACCCTTAATGGCGGCTCCTTCTTCACGCATGATAAAGTGAGAAGCGAACCCACGGGCCTTGAGATCATCGGCCACGGCTTCAAAGAGAGCATCGGTAATATGACCTGCATCTTCCGGGCTAATCGTTTCTTTTCTTTGTGCTCGATCAATTCCCTTCTTAATGAATTGTTCGAGATGGATGTCAGAAACTTTCTGAAACATCTCCTCAATGGGTTGCGGTTCAAACTTTGATTCCCATCGTAGGCCAGTATATTCTTTCATAAAGCGATCCCTGACCCTGGCTCCACTAATTTGATCGTTGGCCCTCAAACTCACAACGACGTTATTGTTTTCATCGAATCCACGGATCACATAGTCGCCTTTATCCCGAACACGAGGGACATAATATTTCCATCGCCCCATATCATCTCGAAGTTCTTTCAGTTTTGAAATCGGTTTTTCGAGACGATCTGCGGCACGGCCCAAGTCTTTTAATTGAGCATCAGTATATTTTCCACCGGGTTTAAATAAGGTCGGTTCCATCTCTTGAATGATGAATTCCTTAAAACTCAACCCTTTCTGTTTAGTTTTTAGGAATTCGGTATATGATTTTTTTAGGTCTTCATACCATGGTTGATCTTCATAAGGAGCAAAAGTCATTACCTCGTGCTGTTTTCTGACTCTTGCCCACGCACTATCCATGGTTCGTTTCCATGCGTAATATGCCGTGACTTGATCTTCGTTCAGGTCTTTTCCAAGAAGTTCTCTGGCTTTCGATTGAAGAGAAGCGACATCCCGGTTTATTTCTCCACCCTTTCCGACACTACCAAAAAATTGATTTTGATCGTCAGACCAAACCATCACCCTAAAAACATCATTGGATTGATCTTTCGGTAAAGCGAGAAATTCATGGGCCTCGCTCTTACTATCGGGAAATGCCTTTTGAACCATCTCGTGATTCATTTGCTCACGAGCTTCATCTCGATTTAATTGAACGTCGATCAATTTTCGGAAGTTCGTAAACTTTTGGGCGATGTGCCATGGAAGCATATACATCCGCTCAGACCACTTGAGATCGTTTCCCTTGATCCCCAGGGTATATTTATTACGGAAACTTTTGATCGAATCCCACCACGAACCATCGCTCATCACGTTCTCGCCCATCATAAAGAAAGGTTCGTTTTGCCAATAGCGGCCCATCTCTCCGGCTTTGAGTTTAGGATTTCCTCCGATTTGATGGCCAACCTGCCTGCGGAGATTTTCGATTTTAGCATTGATCGGATCAACCGGAGAACCGATTTCCCCTTTCTTCATTTGCTCCGATGCTTTCCGAACGAGATTGCGAATATCATTGTCCGTCATTTTCAGACCAGGGAAAACCTTACTGATCCAATCCCTGATCGTTGCGATCATAGTTTTAAGGATACCCGGATGATCTCCTTTTTGAGCAACCTGGGCAATCTTCTCTTCTGCGGCCTTCCACTTCCCGATATTGGTATCCATGTCAAAACCATACTTCTTTCCAAAGGCGGCAATGTCCTTTGGGAAGTCACGAACAACTCTTTGGAGAAGATCATAATAAGAATCCCCCATCATCTTTGGAAGACCATAATGACCAACGGACTCATGGAAAATTGCTTCTCTGGCTTCACCGGGATTTTTCAGGTTCTCAGCGACGAGATAAACCCTACCATCATCGCCAAAGATACCCTTTGTCCCAGGGTAAAGTTTTTTACCAGGAGGAAGGTCTCTTTCGGTGGGAACGATTTCAACATCCGGGGCATCTCTCCATTTAATTTTAATGTCGAAGATCGCTTCATTGACATCTTTTGGGGCCATACCCCTGGGGCCACGTTGCATCAATTCAGGTGGGATGTTCCCTTCCGCTATCTCTCTGGCAAGAACAAAACCCTTTTCCCCGTATGCCATTTTCCCGGCCTGGCGAATGAATTCATCCTGGCCAAGTTTTTCATAGGCCGACCAAATTTCTTCCGATGGCGGCCAGACCCCGCCTTCGAGTTTCATGCCCGTGATCGGGGCGGGCTCCTCGAACATTGCTTTCGAGACGCCGCCCGATTCATAATTTCTTTCCATCACCGAATCCCCGGCAACGTATGTGTTGAATATCACTTCTGCCTTTTTCTCTGGGGTTCCGGGTAATCTATTAAATTCTTGTGTTAGAAAAAGATCGGAGTCGATGAGTTTCCTCATCTTTTCGTAATCAAACTCCGGCGGGCCTAACTCGGCGGCAGGTTTTGGGGTGGGTTCACCGGGAATCCCTTCGACAGGGGCTTTCTCAGGTTCGGGAATTCCTCCGGGTGGAGTTTCTTGTATCGCCTCACCAGTTCGTTCACGACCGACTGGTTGAATTTCGGGCGGGAATAACCCTTTTTGTTCGGGGGTGACATATTTTTCCTCGGTTACTTTTCGAGCCGCTTCCAAAATATCAAGTTTGGATGGCGGCTTCTGGGCTCCAAAGAGGCCCCCCTGCTTTGGATTGCCAACGTCATCTACCATTTTAGCATAGGTATCGAGGATGTCAATGATTTTCCTTGGGGCCTGCTTCCAATCATTGAACATCTTCACCAATTCTGTTTCGATGGGGTCTTTACCGAAAAGATTTCCTTGAAGAAGATACTCCTCCGTATTCGTTCCAGCATTCCGAAGATCGGAAATTGTTTTAGCCGCCTCCGATATTTCCTTTGCGATTGAGAGATCGTGGCGATTTCCCTTCGCTATCGCATCCATCAACACGGCCTGTTTCGGGGCCGCCGTTAGAAGGGCGTTTGTGATATTTTTGATATTGTTCTCTGGGTCTTCCGTCATCATGGTGATGAGGTCTGCATTTTCCTTACCGTATGCTTTAGCGAAGATTGCGTTCTTAACTCTGGCGAGTCCCTGAGCGGAGAGTTTCGCTTCGGCTCCCATCGCACCGGGCTTTTCGGTGATGAAGTCTCCCATCTCGTTGGCCGGAATCTTAGCGAGAAAACTGCGGATAAATTCCCGGTTGCTGGCGGCCATGAGGTTTCCACTTTCATCCGGTGCAAAAAGAGAAAGGACATCCGGCGTCAAGCGATCCGTGTCGATCTTAGCCTTCTCGCCTGCGGACATGACCAGGGTTGTAGGAGTGTTCGCATCTCTCGCAAAAGCGACTCGCTCTTCCGGCGTCATCGGCGTGGCATTCTCTCTTACGAGTATCGGATTTTTAAGATTGGAGACCTCTTCTTTGGTAAGGCCGAACCTCTCTGCATTCTGGGTGAGCCATGCCTTATATTTTTCTCCATTCGCATTGGCATCCTGATAAAGTTTTTTCATTGCGACTACACGACCATTACCAGACTCGACCATGTTATCAGGCCCCACGATTGGAGCCCCGGTATCCGCTCCACGACTTTCTGCGAGTTGTTCTGGGTCGAGTTTATTATAAATCCGCATGACCTGGTTCATGGAGGTTACTTTGTCTCGATCCCTGGGTTGGAGTTCTTGATTATAGGCCGGGTTTTCCCTGAATTGAGTGTCGATTGAAGTGACCAGGTTATCAGCCTCAACAACCTTAAATCTCGTTTCTGCCCTGAGACCCTTTGGAGTAACAACCTCTTCCGGTCTTCCACGAGCGGCAATGGGAATGGCCGGTTCACCAGGAGCCGGAGCCGGGGTAATAGGTGGAGTCGGTGGAACCGCCGCAGGTGGCTTTTCACCGGACTTAATCCGGTCGATGGTTGCTCTTGCCGCATCTCTTGACGATGCTGTCTCGATTTTTCCTTCTGGCCCATAAACCTCCCATCCGGTATCAGTTTTCAGATACCCATGATCTTTTTTGTATTTAGTGATCCCCTCCGGCAAAGGAACCGGGGCCTTCTCTGGGGTCTTCCCGGTGAAGGTATAGGCGAACATCGCAGTCCCTCCGCCAACTTGGGGCTCGATCTCGCCCGTGGCGTGGAGATAATCAATGGCCTCTTTCGCTTTCCTGGCTGTAACCTTCTCGCCCATACTTCCGATGATCCGTTGAACCATTGCGATCCCCAAACCTGCCGGTTGCCCCGTTTGGCTCATTTCCTCTCCATAGTTACGAATAGCTTCCATCTGTGGGGCTGGCAGAGGAGCCTTAACTGGTAAGGCAGGCTTTTCAGGCAAAACAGGGGTAGGGGCAAGGGTGGAGGTCACTTCTCTTGCCGTAGGCGTTATTTTGGCCCCCGGAGCAGGTGGTGAGGGTCGTTCGGTGGGGAGGACACCGGCGGAGGTAACACCCACTTCGGGGGCAATTCTTCCCTTTCCGGTCTTGACCGTTGCCTCTTTCGGCACGATCTGAGACCGCTTGAAGGTTTTATCTCCAAGGATCGGTTTTCCATTCTCATCCATGCTCATCACTTCTCGATAAGCATCCTGAGCGACCCTGGCATAGACTTTCGGTTGAACCGGCTCCTGCATCCTGAATCCCTCTCCGAGAGTCGTTCCTACCGGAGGAGGATAATACGGGAGTTGAGGTATTGCCTTTTCTGGGCCGGGTAATAACTTCATGGCTTCCGGTGCGGGTAGGAAATATCCTCGATCCCCTTCTCTCACAAGCCATGGTTCGGCCATGACGAAACCCTCTCCTCGTTTGACACCAGGAGGTTCTATCCATGGAATTTGGGCGGGCTCCTCCGGGGCCATCCTTCCCATATACCTTGCTTCTTCACCCGCATAAGGAATGGGAAGTTCGGCTCCTTGTGTTCCCCACATCGCAGGAACCCTTTCTCTTTGACTTCTTGATAACCAGGTCATGTAATCTTCGTCGATGGGGATTGGACGCTTTGCCTGGATATTGAGATCAGCCTCTCGTTTCCACATCTGGGCGATCTCCGGGTCTATTGCTCTCAAATTTGCAAAAACCCTTGATGCCGCATTCTGTCTGAATTGAGGATCGACGGTCTCATTTTTTAAAGAAGCAAAGGTCGCTCCTCGATCTTGCCATCTCATTGCCCGTGTTCCGAGGCCGAATAAGATCGAAATTCCAATCGAAGGAGCAATGGAATTATAAGCGGCTTCTTCCGGCGTTGGAGTTGGAATACCAGCTTCCTCTGCGGCCCTGGCTTGAAGTGCGGCGGAGGTTGCACCGGCGGCAGTCACAAGAGGAACGTTCGTTGCCATGCCAGCGAGACTTTGGGTAAGGGTCGGAGTTAGAAGTTTGCGGATGGTATCAATCGCAGGCTTCTTAATAAATTTCCCTGCGATCCCTCCGGTTACGGCTTCCGCAGGAGCGAGAAGAGACCACACTCCACCTTCGATGGCCCCGATTTTGTTCGAGTAAATCTGGGCCTGGTCTTCCGGTAAACCCTGAGAAAGAGCCTCTTCGTATGCCCGGCCCTTTCCGGCAAGGCCAAACGTTCCAAAAATTCCGACCATGCCGCCAAGGATTGCACCGGCGGTCGGCCCAAGAAAACCCGTAACGGGGGCAGTCAAAGCTCCAATGGCGGCTCCCCCCTTTGCGGCGGCCAGGATTGTAGGAAGATTTTCTCCCATCCCTGTAAGAAAACGTCTGAACCCACCCTGGCCCTCTGCCTCCGAGGGTTGAAGGAAAGGAATTTTTTCGGGAAGTGCTTCGGCAAATCCGGTGATCGCTCTTCCCGTTTCTTTCATCGGTTCGATCCCGGTCAGGGCTCCGAGACCAGTTACCGCCTGGCCAGCGAATTGCGGGATACCAACTCCAACGCCACGAGCAAGAGAAGAAGCAATATCTCCCAGGACTCCACGTTGAGGAGGCGGTGAAGGTGGAGGAGTAGTTTCAAGGCCCCGGATATGAGAAAGAAAAGGGTCTTCTTCGGTGGGTGCAGGTGCGGCTGGCCTTATCAAGGGCTTTGCAAAAGCAACCTGTGGGGCCTCCATCGGCGGCAAGGTTGTCCCTGCTATTGTTCCCCTTCCCAATTCCGATTCATGTAGATAATCCAAAAACGGATCAGGCATTATTTAATCCTTACCCCAATATTCTGTCCAGAGTTGATCGGTATATTTCGGGGTGTATTTTGCTCTTTCTTTTTTGGTCAATCTCGATGTCCACGCCTTTTGTTCGGCGAGGAATTCCGGTTTCGTCATCTTATAGGATTCTTTCGGAACATCAATATTTAGACTTTTTAACCATGGAGCCATAAACCCGATTTTCTGCCTGGCTCCCTTAATATCAAACCCGCCCGCCATTCCAGTATTCGGATCGGTCAAGACCGACTTATTAATGATGTCTCGGATGATCGGATGGATTGCTTCCGGTTTCTCAGGAACGTAACCCAGAAGTTTGGCCCCCTGGTAAACCGCAGAATTTGGAGCGAAGGCATAGGGTCTTTCTGATTCGGAGAGAGCGTGCATTCCCGTTGCATATCTGGCGAACGCTTCCGAAGGAATTGCGGCTTCGTGGACTCCGGCCATTCTGCGATAATAATCAGCCACGGCTTCTCGATAGGGTTTCTCTGATCCAATCTCTGCCATCTTTGTTTGATAACCGGCTCCCGTGGCGGCCAGCTTTTCAAGCGATCCCGCAAAGTTTTCAAGAGCACCCATTCTGGCCCTGCTATAACCGCCTTCTTTCCCAACATATCCTCGTGGAGACCATGGCCTTTCGGTGGGTCTCATTAAAATATTTTGAATTCCTTGAAGAGCCGTTCGGATTTCACCAGGCATCTCATAGGTCGGGACTTCTCCACCACGTCCCATGGGGATCGCCGATTCTCCTAATGCCGATAATGGAATCGCTGATCCCCCTCCTCTTCCAATTCTTTCTCTTGCAAGTTGATCTCCACTCACGGCCCCAGGCGTGCCTGCGGGAACCTCTCTATCTCCAATAAAAAATCTTTCAGGCCCGGCTGACCACGTTCCTTGTTTCGCTAATTCTCCTCTCCAATCCCATCCGCCGGGAACCGGCCTTTCTGCTTCATAGGCCCCGGTAGGGCCAGGAGTCATATTGATAACATTCCCTCCTCTTAAAAAATCTGGGGGGATGGCGGCTTGAATATCGGCGAGAGTTGCACCGGAAGGATTGAATCCAGTCGATACGCCTGGGATCGGGATTGCTCGCTCTCGCATAACCCGTTGACCTTCGAGAGAATTTGAAAATTGAGACATCGGCGTTCCAAGGGCTATCTGGTGAGAAGGAAATGTTCCTCCCTTCATCGTGTCGAGCACCTTGTTGAATGTATCTGGATGAATGGATGACGCAAGAAGTTTGTCTCTTTCGAGTTGAGCTTGATCCTTCGTCATGGGTATGGCGGTTTCAGGGCCTCCCATATTCGTATAGGGAGTTTCAGGCGTTCCCTTCCCGGTTATGAGAGTTGGGATGAATTTGTCCGTATAGTCGGCCAGAAATTCATCCACCTTTTTTTGATAGGGTTTGTCTGCCATTTTCAATCCTCCTTACTCAGGCACGGGCATATCATAATTATAGTTGAAATTCTCATCCGTCGATGTTCTGTAATCAATGCCTTCCGATGCGGTTCCCCTGGCGTCAATCCCCGCAGAAACATGGATTGCGGTTAGGGCTCCGATAGCCAGAGACGAAGCGATCTGGGCCATGCCCTTCATAGCTTCGATCTTTAACTGTGTTTCATTTTCAAGATTTTTGATCTCGATCTCTTTGGCCTTAATTTCCAAATTGGCTTTGGCAATCAACGCCTGCACTTTTGCGTCATAGACTTTCACTTCAAGGTTAGCGAAGGCGGCGGCCCCATCGGTGGTCGCTTTGTATCCCTCAATCTCGGCCACATATCCTTTAACAAGAGCATCAACCCTGGCGGCCTCTCCTTGAATAAGAGATTTGAAACCTTCGACCTCTGCGGAATACATATCGGCAATGGATTTATTTGCCTCTGCGACTGCCTTGATCTGATCGCTCTTTGCTGAAAGCTCTGCCGCTTTCGCAGTTACTTCTGATCGAAAGGCATCGGCCTGTTTGGAAAAGACTTCGACCTTGGCGGTTTCTCCCTCGATCTTCGCTCGATACATACTATACTCTGCGGTCTTCGCATTGATGCCCGCTATGTAAGCCTCGATCTGAGTCCGATAGGCATCCAATCTGGATCGCTGAATATCGACGAAGAGTTTCGATCCTTCCATCTCTGCCCGGTAAAGTCCGATCAAAGATTCAACCCCGGCGAGTTGAGCCTGATAGATTTTTACACGAGCATCATTCATATCGACCATAAGCCTGGCCCCTTCCATCTGGGCCTTATAGACTTCGATCTTCCCAATCTCTGCACGGATGATTACTTCATAGACAGAGGCACGGGTTTTATAAATATCGGTGAGAATTTCAACCTTCTTGACTCCCGCATTGAAAGAAGCGATCATTGCATCTGCCGCCGCCTTGGAAGCCTCAAAGACCCTGCGGGCGATAGCATCTGCGATTGTTCCATAAAAACCTTGAAGTTGAACTCCTCCATCAATTCCTTTGTGAACATTGGCCTGGGTTAATTCAAAGTTCTTTATCACGAAATCTCGGATGACATCGAAACGTTTATTTGAAAAATTCAATTCAGATTCTTCGATGGCCGCCACGAGGACACCGTTTGGAAGAACGGCCCTTCTCCGACTCCACTCTGCGGAGATTCGATCTATGGTATCATTCTGGACTTGTCTTGCCGCTTCTATTCCTCGATTTATAATCGCCTCCGTAACTTCTTCGGTAAAAGCCGGACGGTCTCCTTTTATCATCTCTTCGATCTTTTCTTTCAATCCTTCAATCACCGTGTATTCGCTTCCACCATTTACGATGACGCCTTCGGGTGCGATTAGATTGGAAGCATCCGGGGGTTCTGCATCCCAGGTTGGAAAATAAGGATATGGGACTTCCGGGATCGTTGGGAGAACCAGCGAAGGCACATCCGGTAACACATAATCGGGTTTCGATGGTATCGTCGGTTCGGTTATGGCCGGGGTATCTGGGACGTTCGGGAAAACAGGGATGTCCGGCAACGTTGGAATATCCAGGGCCATGAGTTGAGCGGTGAATTCAGGAAAAGAAACCGATGGAAGATCGGGGAGGTCTCGAAAGTCTGGCGGAACGGGACTCGGAGGATAAACAAAATTCCACGAAGGAGGGGCCGGTGGATCATTGATAAAATCTTCGAGAGTAAAATCTTCGACATCGAGGGTCACGTCCACATTGATCGGCATTATCTCTGTGGCCGTATCCGCTAAATTAGCAAGAGCCTGATTCGCCATGGCAAACGCAGATTGGGCATACGCTTGAGACAAGGCGAAATTTGCGGTTACGAGGTCTTTGGTATCATAAAGGACAGCTTCGATGTCCGCTTTTACAGTCGTTGCCATTATCTTCTCCTTCTCGTGACAGCATCGGTTGTGAACCGAAGATTGTTGTGATCTAAATCGCTTCCATCCACATTCCGTATTTCAAACGCTAAAAATCTTTCCTTAATCCCCTTTGGGAGTTTACAACGATATTCGTCAACCCTGCCCGTTGGCTCAAAAATATCATCATAATATTCTTTCTCTCCCATTTGAACCACGAGCATTAATTGTCCATCTGATCGGCAGGTGAGCCATGCGTCCCTCGCCTTTTTAAGAATATCTTGATAAGGATCGAGGATTGGCATCTTCGCCCTGAAATTGATATTCACACCATTGTCTTTGTTTCCCCCCAGAGCGAAGATACCGTTTTGGCCACCCCCCAAAAATTTCCCATTGAAATATGCCAGGCTATTAAAATCGTAACCGATATAATCGGTGACGGCGAAATGGCTCATGTTCATCGCAATGCCTTTGAAATAGCGGGCCGCAAAGAATTGATCGCCCGTCATCACCAGATAGGGAACAGGCATCGTTAGAACAAGACTTCCCCTTGCCTCAATGAAACCATACATTAAAAGGGAAGGAGGTTTTAATTGTAAAGAGAGCGATCCGACAACCCCGGAAAGACCGTGCATGGAAAGTTTCGGAGGTCTTAAAAATAAGATCAGGTTTCCGATCTCGTTTTCCTTTCCGGTCATTATAAGAGAGGGAGGATGAAGGATTAAATTTAGGATGCCATAGTCATTGATATGACCCGCCATCTCGATAGAGGGAAGTAGTCTTCGCAATAAAAGATTGCCCACGGCCCCATTTAGTCCGGTCATTAATAAGGCCGGAACGGGCATCGTCAATTCGAGACTGCCGCCCTGGAACATCGAGAGGGTCGGCATTGGCATTGTGAGCCGGAGTTTTCCGATTGCTCCGACGAGGCCAGTCATCAAAAGTTGTGGAACCGGCATCGTTAAAACGAGATTAGCCGTTTCCGTCCAGCCAGTCATTTGAAGCTCTGGCATCGGCATCGTGAGAGAAAGTTCGTTGTTGATCCTGACCGTGACTTCCATGGAGGTCACGGCAGTAAGAGGAGCCTGAACCTGTGATCCCACTATTTACCTCCATGAAGATCAGGAGACCCTTACAACCACATCTTCGAGAGTAAAAGCCTGGCCAGTTGTTGCCTGTTGATTGCCTCCGAAATCGAGAAAACCGATCACCGTCTTATCCGATGTTGATTCGTCTATGAGGAACGCTCCCGGAGAAGGGCCTATCGTTCCGCCACTCGCTGTCCAGGAAGGATCGGCACAAGTCATCTCTGCCCGATCATTTGTGTTATCTTCGGTTAAGACTTGGCTCGTAAGAGCCTTCGCATATTGGGTATAACCGTAGCCTGTCCCAATCTCATCATCCGAGGAGACGGTTTTAACAACCGGGCCTTCATCAACCATCGTTTCATTTACCGTAATCACATACTGAGTCACATTCGTAATGGTGAATGGGCCAGGATTGAGAGAGGCGTCCGTTGAAATTTTATTTCCTGGGATGAATCCATCGGTCAGCCATGATCCGGTTCCTCTCGAAATCGTTTTCGATGTAGAGAACGTAATCGAGATCGCTCCCGAATTCGTTCTCATGTTTATTTTTTTGGCGACCTTATCTGGATTAAAACTATATCCGCTACGAACCAGACAAACACGAATATCATCGGCAGAAAGGTCGATCAGTTTTTTTGCAAGCTGATACTTATAGTGGTTGCTCAGGATCGCAGTAACCGCCATAGCCTACCTCCATTAACTGACTGGCAAGTTGAAAATTGCTGTGTCGATTGTCAACGTTGCCCCTATCACGAGATTGATGTTGGACAGGTTCAATTCGGCCCCGCTTGTTCCGATGGCCCCCTGAATCCTTCTGGATATTGTCGAAAGGGCTCCGGTATCATCGGGTCTTACGATCCTGAACCATGCCGCCGTCCCGCCGAGGACATTCACCCCAGACCAAACCTCAGAAGGTTTTGCCATCTGAGCGTTCGATGGTGTTCCCCATTGAAGAGCATCGCTTCGGACGTTGGCAATCGTGTTATCGGTGACTGTCCATGTTGCCGTTCCGCCGCCGCCTCCACCACCCTTTGCGATGGTAAAGGTAAGTCCTGCGACGGAGCTTTTAACTGCAACCTTTCCGTCTCCACCTGCCGTGCCGTGAGCGACCGCATGAAGCTCAGGAATACCATCGAGCATTGTGGCTACCTTCCGAGCGACCTTTCGGAGATCATCATCGGCGGCCAGCACGAGATAAGTGTAATCGACGCCATTGATTGCCACAATGACTGTTGCACCCACGCCCGCCACGGTGATGTCAATAGATGCCTGCTTCGCAATGGAAAGTTCATCGGCTTCCACTACCCCGGAGGCTTTACTGATCGTGCAGAGAAGAGAGCCACCTTCCGCCTGATCTGCATCGGATGGAGTCGAGCCGGAAAAAACTTTGATGATAAAATCATCGAGAGCTTCCCGAATGCTCATCCCACCTTCCAGCAAATTTCTTAAACCAGTCGAATACTTTTCAGCCATTTTTAGTTCCCTCCTTTTAATGACCTACCATCTCTAAGGATGGCAGGGGCATTGTAAGATTTAATTTGCCACCACCCGTTCCTTCGACCATTTCGTAAAGAAAAAGATATTGTCCAAAACCACGATCCCATTTGTAGATCGCCGTGCCTTTTTCGCCGTCTTTAACTCCATAGGTTCCCTTCGTCACTTCTTTAACCTGACCTCCTGGAAGACCCAGATAAATGCCGTCTTCTGAGGCCCACAAAACCGTCTTTCCAAGAAGACCTGGGCCTATGTCTTCTCCCTCGACCGTGATTGCAGAACCTTCGAGTGCCTTACTATCTGTAACTCTGTCATAAACAAATCCTCCCGCAAGAAGAGGATCATCCCCCAGGAGGAAAAAAACATCCTCTCCGGCCCCAACATAAAGTCCATCCTTGACAGACTTGAGCATCGTAATCCAACCGTTAAATTGAAGAAAATTTTTCCTCGTGTCCATCCTCATCGGTTGCGTTGCGTCGGAGAAAAATATCTTCGCTCCCTGGGCAGAATAGAGTCTCGAATTGTAAAGTTCGATCAAATGACCGCCTACCATCTTTTTCTTGAAGGCTAAGTCTGGGTTAGGAAATGGATGTGGTTTCCCGTCTTCGATATATCCGACAATACTTTTGTTTGAGAAATAGATCGTTCCGGCCACATCCAAAAAACTCATTCGTTCTCCTGGGTTGATCCCTCCAAGAATGGTTTCGGTGGAATCATCCTCAAAGAGACGTTTTAAATTTGTTCCGTCACAAAAGAAACAGACCTTGTTATTCGACCAAAGCGAATGGATGGCAACCTCCACGATAGGATAAAAAAACCCCTTTCTGCGATGTATCATCTTGTCATCGTCGATGTCGATATTTTCGCCGACCTCAAGATATGTCCCCCCCTTCCCGACCGGAATTCTCAGGGGATCGGCCATGTTGTTCACACCAAGATAATTTCTGAAATCTATCCAGGGTTCAACCATCACATCGCTCCTGGGTGCGGCCTGAGAACACGACTCGAATGTCTCAATCGATACTTCTCCTTTTTACCGAGAACCTTGCTTGTTTCAAATAAAATCCTATGCCTGTCTGCGGCCTTTGGATCGTAGCATTCGGTATCCTGTTTGAGATAAGCCTCTCTCAAAATTCCATCGATCAATTTCGGATGGTAATCGAAGTTGATCTCCGGCGACAGGGTTTCCCAGGCCGCAAGAGTTAATTGAACAAGCGGCAACCGAGAGGTAGAGAGCCACAACGTATCTCTAACTTTCTGAATAATTGCCGCAGAAGGGGTTTCGTCCGTGACAGCTTCGCTCACCGTGAAGGCATCTGCGGTGGCTGTGACCACGGTTTTAGTTCCAAGGTTACTGGTAGTGCCGGAGATGACCACTTGATTACCTACCGAAAGATAGGTGGAAAAGTTTGCACCCGCCTTTGTGATGCTCTTATCCGCCAGCGAAAAGGTCATGGCCCCGGAGAAATAACCGTCTGTGTTGAAATAGGGAACAATTCTCAGCTTTGCCGCTTCATAATCGGGCACGAGATAGCGGGGTTCGCCTACTCGTGTCTCCCATGAAAAGATATTGTCATCGAGCCAGAGTTCATCTTTGATTTCAATATTCGGCCATCCACTCAGGAGTCTTCCTTTGTGAAGAGCGACAATTCTCGAATCCATGGGAAAGATATATTGATTGGCAAGGAGAGAAATTTTACAGATAGCTTCGGTGGAGGAATCTCGAAGGCAAAGGGTCTGCCTGCACCATTCGTTCAAAACAAAATTCAAGTGACGAAGCAGTTCTTCGTCTTTCCAAAGTTCATACCCTTTCCCGTATCCCTTCACATCATCGAGTTTATCCACCCTCGTCGAAGTGAGGATTTCCTTCGTATTCATAGTCGCCCCCATTTGAAAAAAGGGAGGCCGAAGCCTCCCTCTTGTTAAGACTGATAGACCACCGTGAGCTTTTTCGAGCCATCGCCAGTCGGAACAAGGACTGTGTTTTCACACAATTCGTCTCCGATAACGACGGTGGGGGCGTTCACGAGGCCCGTGCTGAAACTAACCAACAGAACATCGGTCGTTGCGGAGAGGCGGTCGGGGAGACCGACGACTTCACCAAAGCCGATGACGATGGTATCGTTACCACCGGCAATGATCCACCCGGATTGAAGCATGGCGGTCACTTTTGCGAAAGCCTTCAATCCTGCAACGGTTGAACCTTGGAGTGGGATGATACTTTCGGAGATGATCTTTCCGTTAATATCACGACCGGTAAAGAGAATACTCCCTGGGGTATCCGCCCCGGTTGCCACCGTGGTTGCCGCAACGGTGATATTGTGGGCCAGTCCATCTCCCGGAAGACCCAGATTCAAAATGGCGTAAAGTCCATTCGCCATGTTCCCGGTAAAATACTGAGCCGCAACGATGGCCGCCGGAACGCCTGCATAAGCTCTTACCATTTTCCGAATCATTCCAGCCACACCTGTTTTAATGCCCTTGGTGATGGTAAGTTCACCAATGGTCATTTGTTCTCGTCTGCCCATTTGCTTTTCCTCCTTTCACCTTGGCGAGTTGGCCTTCTTCCAAGGATGTGAAAAATGCGGGCCGCACGAGGCGGCCCGGTTAAGGTTTATTCTGGGGTAAGCATATACCCTTCGAGCACCACATCGAAAATCGCACCGGTGATGTCCGCCGTTGCGATCAGCCCAACGATTGTCGTGGCGACCTTGTAATACTTCGGCAGGGAGGTCGTGCCATAAAACATCCCGATTGCGTTCATAATCTGAGCCGCAAGGGGAGTGATCGACCCGTCGTTCAAGGTCGAAGTTCCGGTCAAGAGGCTTGCAGTCTTGACACGGATGCCAACTCCCGTAAGAACGAATCCAGCCGGGATTACCCCATACTGGTAGGTGTTCCCGTTTATGAGACCACCGGAAATCTTCGTCAAATCAACAGGAATTTCGATGACCGCATGAGCCCTGATCCCGCTTGACGGAATGGCTCCTACTGTCTCTTTTCTTAAATCAATAGTTGATCCCATATTTCGTTCCCTCCTATTAATTGGATTTCAAAGAGGCCCCCATGGTGGCGGGCCTGTTAAGGGTTATTTGTGGCAATACAGAATTCCAACGCTCTCAGTCTTGAGAACCTTGAACCCCAGGATATTCAACCCTCGCACGATGTCTGCGAAGGCATCCTGAGACCGAAGGGTCTCTGTCTCGGTGATCTGAGAAGCGAAAGAAGGCCCACTTCGATGGCCGAACATCGACTTGTAGCAAGTCACTCCATCAACTGCCGTGGGGAGAAGGTTCGAGGAGTAAAGGGTGAATCGGTCTATCTGCCCCAGTCTTCCATTCCGCAGAATGGAAGTGTTGTCTCCCGTAAGGGAGGCATCTTTCAGGTCGGACTTCTTGATGAGGCCCGCCATCCAGATGGGGATAAGTATCCATCGACCGGTTTCAGGGACGTTTTGCTCATCGAGGACGGAACCGCAGTCCACGATGTAGTCAAGGACATTCGCCTTATCAACGGTCTCAGGAAAACCTGCGGCCCCCAGGCTATAAGAAGAAGACTTCACGCCTGCGGTAAGGCCCTGATTCTTGGCGTGAGCCCCGGATGCCATCGTCACGAAACAATCCGTTTCGATGGTGATCTTCATCTGCTGACCGGCTTCCTCTGTCCACTTGTCGAGGAGATTGATGTCGGACTGCACATCCATCACGTCGTCAAGTTCCACATCCCAGTAGTAACCCTGATCGATGGAGAGAGAAGTCGGAACGGAAGTAGGTCGTTCTCTCGTGAGAGCCTGACCCACAACGTATTTGCGGATGGTGATGGGAGAGACCGTTCGGATCAGGACGGTATCACCATACTTCTTGATCTCGCCCTCGTAATCGGTGTTGCTGATCTCCGACAGACAGGTCGCATCATAATACTTTACGAGGATTTTTCCAGACCAAATCTCTGGAATAAACTGAGCCCCTGATCTCGTATAATCGGGCACTTCTGCGACTCGTGGGTATGCCATGGTATTTCCTCCTCTTATCCGTTAACGATCAATCCTTTCGTCATAGCCTCGTTGATCTCGGCAGTAATTTTTTCTCGATCTTTTGGTTTGTTCTTATATCGACCGAGAGCAACATCGGTATGAAACTTCTTGACGAAGGATCGAGTGAAGGTTTTTGGTTTTCCATCGCCATCCCCCGGTTTCTTTGGAGGCGTTCCGCCACCAGGTCTCGAAGGAGCGAGGGCTTCATCACCTTCGACGGGTTTTTCTTCGCCGACAGGTGTTTCTATTTTAGGTGCAGGAGTCGCAGGCTTTTTAAGGGCCAGCCAGTCGTTGAAAAATTCTGCGACCGTATCCGCATCGGAATTAGTTAGGGCATTTCGCAAAAGATCAAAATCTGAGACCCCACGGTATTTCTTATTTTTGAGATGGATGGTGAATTCCTTGTCGTCGTTGATCTGCCTCCAACAAGGATTACCGTTCTCGTCCTTAATTAACCGATCCAGTTTCCCGGTAAAGGTTTCTGCGGCAGATTGCTTCACATCCTTTTCCACCGATGCCACCCTGGGCTCAACCGTTCCCTTGAAAACCTCATCCACGATGGAATACACCATACCCTTGAATTCATCGGACTTAATCCATTGCTTCATCACAATGAGTTGTCCCCGATGGATTTCAGGATAGGCATCTTGGTAGGTTTGGAGGTCTTGAGTTTCTTGTGGATCGGGTTTAGCGGCAGGTTCTTCAGGTGGTTTGATGGTCTTCGCTTGAAGGTCTGAAATCGTTGATTGAAGTGTTGCAATCTGACCAGCCATCATTCGATTTACCGAAACGAGGTCTGGAACTTCGCTGTCAATCTTGGCCCTCAACACATCATACTTGTGAAGAGTTGCTTCATATTTCACCTTGTAACCGTCGTCAGGCGGAGGAGTTTCCTTTCCAGGTTCAATATTGTCTCCTGGGGGAATAGCCGGATCGGGATTGGGTTCTATCGGGGGAGCCTCACCGGGGGGGATTTGGGTTTTCACGCCCAATTCCTGCGGGGTCTTCCCTTCGTCATAAACCTTCTTCCTAATCAGTTCCGCTCTCTCACCTTGTTTTGCGACATTCCGTGGTATAGCCATAATGATCTCCTTCTTTCTGGGAGCCGACTTTACGGTCTTCCCTTTGGGTATTTTCTCCGAGCCGACTTTACGGTCTTCGGTGAATTGCGGAAATAAAAAAAGCCCCGGAGAGTCAATAGACTCATCCGGGGCTTCGTAAGCTGTTTTGGTTCAGCGATTAAAGGAACCCGCTTTTCAATCTTTTACCAGATACATTTAAACAAAGTCAAGTCTTTTTTTATTTTATCATCTCTTGAAGATAGACATATCCATCTTCGGGAAGACCCTCGACGGGTCTTTCTTCGATCCTTTCGTAACCGTAAATCGAGGATGCCGGGACTAAAATTGTCCTCCAAAGTTCGGTCTCCGCCGAGAGAAAAAACGAAATGGTAGGACTTTGAGTATCTGGGATGAAAATGAGTTCGTATAAATAGATTGACGCAGGACTTAATGAAACGCCAATTCCTGCAAGAAAAGCGAATCCCGGAACGTAGGTGGACTGAGGCGAAAGATTAAAAACCACATCGCCAATCCAGTCAAAACCACCTCCTTGATATTGGTAAGTGGAATTGGGAACGAAATTGAGAGAAATCCCTCCTCCAAAAATATAAATCGCAAAAAAGGATGATGCGGGAAGAATGGAAACCAAGATGGCTCCGGCATAGGCAGGAGGATCGTTGGTATAGATGGCTCCTGGGATCAAGACACAAAGGATCGTTCCGGTAAAAGGATAATTAGCGAAGAAGGTCGATCCCGGAGTTAATGAGAATGCCACATTCCCAGAATACTCCCATGCCGAAACACCGACGTATTCATAAGCAGAACCAGGGATCAATTCAAGAAGGATCGCTCCGGTATAAAGCCATTCTTGCAGATAGGTCGATCCAGGTGTGAGCGAAAGACCGATTGCACCCGCATACGGGGGGTGATCCATTGTGTAAACTGCCCCCGGAGCAAGAGAAGAGATGATGGCCCCAGAGTAAGGATAATCGGCAAAGTAGGTTGATCCAGGAGTAAAAGATGCGGTGATGTTTCCTAAATAAGCAAAACCTTGGAGATAGGTCGATCCAGGTGTGAGAGGGAGGTCTATTGCACCAGAATAATCCCATGATGGAGGCGGCGGTTTTAGGGCGATATTGATGAGGCCCTTGTCGGATGCGGTAACAAGGGTCATCGAAGAAGCACCATAAGTTCCTGCCGATGCTTTTTCACCTTTCATCACAACAACACCACCCCCATTGCCATTATTGGTATTGTAGTTAAGGACGGTATAGGCAACGCTGGTTAAATCAGCATTTGCGGGAGTGCCCGTGCCTTGTGCGGAAGCTGAGTCTGTCTGATCCGAGGTCGCCGCAAGAACGAGACATTCAGCAATCGTGGTCGTTCCACCCGGAACAGAAACCGAAGTATCAGAAGCCGTTTCGATTGTCCCATTGGTGATGTTCCATGGATTGCCAGTCTCGATACATCCACGGATGACAATGATCCCACCACATTGATGGTTAGTCGTTCCCCCCTGCGTGGCCGTGGGGCCAGTCTCAGAAGCAGAAAGTCTTTTCCAATAGAGATGAAGTATGGTCGCTGTGGAGGATTGCGGACTGCTCGATACCTGTGTCCATCCCTGGTCAACCGAAATCGTGGCGGCATTTGCGGTTTCGATGAAAAGCAAACCAATGTCGTTAAGTTGATAGGAAACACCCGTGAAGAGATACTGGACATTTCCCGTTCCGTTTCCTTTTGGGCCTACACCTTGAATTACCGGGACTGCCATTTCATCTCCTTTATTTCACCCTCTCCTCCGTCTCGATGTAAATAACCGTTTCAGTCGGAGGCGGTAGGGTTTTGGTTTCAATTACGGGATAAGGATAAATGCCCTGGGGAGCAGGAGACATTGATCCCGATTCGATACTATCAAAGAAAAAAGATTCAATCGGCTCTTGTGCATCCAGGTTCGAGAGGCTCAATAGAATTTGAATGAGGCCGAAATAAAGATAATGAGCAAGGTGTGTCGATTCTGGCAAGAGACGAATCAGTATTGATCCTGGAAAATAAAAGTCATGTTTATAATCCGCTCCTGGGAAAAGAGTAAGGTCGATTTCCCCCACGACTTCCCATTGTGGAACGAATGCCGATTGGAGGATGAAGTTAAGAAATTGATTTCCCACAAAAACATAGTCTGAAAAATAAGGTGAAGCAGGGAGAAGAGACGTTAATAACGCTCCGTAATAAACGTAGTCTCCAAAATGATTACTCGCCGGAAGAAGAGAGAGGGCAACGTCCGCAGTATAAAAATAAATCGGGAAATACGAAGAAGTCGAAATGATTTCCAATGGCACGCTTGCCTGATAAACGAAGTCCCGCAAATAACTCGAATTTGGAACCATTTGTAAAAGAACGTTTCCGAGATAAGTCCACTCTTCAACATAAGTAGCTCCGGGAAGTTCCTCTATAAGGATCGCTCCGGCATAGGTGAATATAGGGCCATAAATTGATCCAAGCAATAGAGCGAGGGGGATTGCCCCGGAATAAGGATAATTCGCAAAAGAAGGAGAGACTGGCAAAAGATTAATGGCAATGTTTCCCGTGTAATAAAACGCATACCCGTAGGAACTGTTCGGGGTGAGAGTGAAAGTGACCGATCCCTGATAAGGAGGAGCATCGGCGGCGTAGGGCGAATTAGGAGTTAAAGAAACTGCTATTTCACCTTGATATTGGAAAAGAAGTGGGGGAACGTCTTGATAGACAGAATTTGGTTGAAGTTCAACGACCACCGTTCCGACATATTTATCGAGAGGGAGATTGCCACTTTTGTCCCAAATTCCAGATTCATCAACGGTTTGATAGAATGCTTTTTTTGTCCCAAATTCCGTGAGACCGCCCCAGGTGTTGAATATGAATTGACCTCTCTCGTTTAAGTAAGAGAAGATGGCAGGATAATAGTTGGTGGTTGAAGAAGGGAGAAGGGAAAGACCAATATTCCCCTGCGAAACAAAATGTGCCAAATGAGTGGAGCTTAAAATTAATTCAAGGGAGATGGCCCCACTATATTCAAAGACTGCTAATTGGGTGTATGAACTATTGGGGATTAACTCAAGGGTTGCGGCTCCGGTGTAAGAGTATGCGGCAAAGAAAGACGACCCCGGAGTCAGGGAGACGATGATGTTACCGGCATACTCAAACGTGGTAGATGCGATGACACATATTGTTACGATTCTGCATCCGGCAGGAATCGCTGTGGCATATTGTGGTCGAAGTTCTTTTGCGGAAGTCGGCATGGTGATTGCCGTCGAACCCCGAATCCGATTAATTCCGGTAATACTTGAATTGGTCAGCGTAGCCCAAGAGCCATTCTTTGCCTGCTGATAAGTATTGGATGTGCTCCCATAGCCGGTATGCTCTGCATAGTGATCGTGGGTTATCGTCCATTCTGCGGGATCGTGATAACCATGGATGGTATCGGTAAAATTAGGCCCCCATTCATATCCGTCTTCAAATTTTGTGATCGCCGTCGGATCGTTTTGGGTAATGACAATCCTTGCTTCCCAGACATAGGTCTCATATTTTGTGGCCGATCCACGAAAAACGAAACGATAATTTCTTCCACCGACAGGAATAAAGGAAACCCGAACTCTCGTTGGAACGGTCGCCGTGCCTGCATTGACGACCGTAACCTTATCAGAGAAATTAAAACTTCCATCATCTTCTTGGAGTTTAATCGTTACCGAATTTTTGGTTGAATTTGTCCAGTAAACAACCTCCGCCTCAAAGGTCTTTGTCGTTCCGTCCCAATTTGCGATAGTATAAAGCCAATAATTACCATCAACCCATGTATCAACCGTCGGGGTGGACATTCCCACTCCATTTCGGAAACCCAGAAATGGAGCACCCTGCGTATTTAGAACGGCAGAGGTATCTTGAACGATGATTATTCTGGCGTGAAAAGAAAGAGAAGAAGGAGCGGTAGAGAAATAAAAATGTTTTTCCTGATAATTATTGTCAGGCGTGAATGATGTCCTAAACCTGGTATAGGTTGTCGTGCCGGCAGGGACGGTGATCGTCGCTTCAACGGTATGGTTTGAATTGTGAAGAGCAATATCTCTTGAGGAGGAATCACCGTTGTAGGCCGTTATTTCAAGATAATAAGTGCCGGATGTAAACTTAGTCGTATCAAGGAGAACTCGGCACTTCCCGTCGCCGATTGCGACAGGAGATTCATTCCCAATGTAAACTTCTCTTCTAAACTTTGCCATTCTATCCTCTATGTTTTATGTCGAGGATACCCCAAATATCCACGGCAGAACACCTTCCCTCAACCTTTCTCCAATACCAACCATCCGTTGTCGTTTCTGCGGGAGCATCGGAGAAACCATGTTGCTCGATAAGTTTCCTTGAAAAAAGAACGCATCCGAATCCTGCGGTATTTATTTGACGGCTATTTGGCTCTTTGGCCCTTAATGGATAACAATGTGAAATCCAGTCGATCTTTCCGAAAGAAAGAAGAACTTTAAGGGTTTCTGGTGGAATAATCACGTCCGCTTCAAGGTTCAACCACCTATCACAATCTGATTGAAGGAAATATTCTCTTAGGGTTTCCATGCCCAGGGCGATCCTTCGGTTAGGCCCTTCGTTGATCTCTATTCGTTTAAGATTTAACCGATCACACCATCTCATAAAAAAATCTGACGTTTTCGATGTATCAACCATCATCATCTCTTTCACTGGGTAATCAATGGTTTCGTAGACTTTTAGATATTCCTCGAAGCAATATTCTTTCCCATCGTATGTGGCACAACCCACAAGGATTTTTTCAGTTAGGATAAAACGATAACCGCATTTATCGGCGATGGAAGGATGGGTTAGAGCCGCCGGGCCGTCCGGGAATTCTTTGCACGCTGGCGGGCGTGAATCATAGATGACACAATAGGACTGATCGGGAGAGGTAAATCTAATGTGAGGACAATGAGTGCAACACATCCCACATCGGTTACACTCACCCATTTGGATATAAGATTTTCCTTCATAAATCATAGTAATCTCACTTGAATCTGGATACCCAACGAACTTCCCTGGGACATCGAAGAAGGAGCCGGATCGGGAAGGACTCCGTAAGAATAAGGATTTTTCCAAAGACCAAAAAGTTCATTTGTGTCTGCGTTTAAGTATCCAGAGCATACATTCCGCATCCATGGTTGAAGGTTCAAACTATTGCCAAGAAAAGCAGTCCAATAAATTTGTGGCCCCGATAAAATCAATGGTGGGTCGAAGGAGGTCTCCTTGAGGCCGGTCGTGCTACAATCCTTTTCTCCTCCATCCACGATAAGTCTATCAGGATAATGGACTTGAATTATTGATCCCGATCTTTTCCCAAGATAGATACCGCATCGGGCAAGACCACCACCAACGCCTGTGCAGTTATAGAAGGCAAGTCGATCAACCCGAACGGTTTCGGGGAACCACATTGGGCAAAACTCTAAAATAGGTTGGCTGTAATAATATCCGTAATAATAACCCCAGTAAACCGGATCAACGGGCGTTGCTCTCGGCGTGGGACACCCGTTCGTCCAGTTACCTTTTCTCCTGAATTTAAAAATATCCAAATAGCCTGCACTTTGAATTGGGATTACTCTCATACTCCTAACACCAAAGCATCGTCCGTATTGTTGAAGACGGCATCCGAAGGAAAAGGATTCGGAAGTGCCCCATAGGTATAGGTCTTTTTGTATCCCATCTGGATCGTGTTTCCGTCCGATGGTCGATACCCCAATACTGGTGGGGCATGAACAAATCCCGATCCCCTAAAATTGCCCGCAGAAGGTGTATTTCTCACATGGGCCGTCCAATAGAGTTTTGTTGGGCTTGGGATAAACCCACCCGTAATCGTGGGCATCATCCACGCATTTCCGTATTCATCCCATTCTGAATCAGTCCAATTCAAGGCCCTCCCTACTTCAAAGCAAAGTTTTCCCGGAAACTTATTGCCGTTGTCTTCATAAACGCCCATGCGAATCAATCCGTTCACTAACGTCATTGCTGGCCACTCATAGAAATAACTTCCCATAGAACCGAATTTGAAAGTCCGATGGAAAAAGATAGGATAAGCCCGAAGTTCATCCGCAACATCAATCCCTATTCTTGTTGAATACAGTCCCGCAATTCGACTCATTGTTCCAACTCTCAATACTCCGGTTTTGCACGCCATCCACATACTAAAAGGGCTTGGAGTTCCCCTGCTCAATCTCATATTTTCCTCAAAATAATGTGCGGGGCCGTGTAAAGATTAGAAGCCCCGGCAGGAAATGGATTGGGTAAACTTCCATAAGTTTGAGACTTAGACCATCCTGTCTGCCAGGCTGATTGACCAAAAGATGAATATCCCATGATAGGACAGGCGGCATCGTTTGAAGAAAGGAAGACCCTTATGGTAGCGGTTGCGGAGGCGAGATAGACCAGCCAATGAATTCTATTTTCTGGGAGGATGAGAGGAGAAGGGGTCGTAAGTTCTTTGACGCCGATTGATGAGAGGTCTATTTCTCCGGCATCCAACACGAGGTTTGCGGGATAGAGATTCCCGTCATCTACATAAACTCCAAGCCGGGCATTCCCCGTGATCGCTCCCGTAACCTCGATTGCGATCCTGTTAAATGTCCTTTTTTGACCTTTCCAAAAAAAACAAGAATAGAGATTATTGAGGGTGAGAGAGGATGTTCCTAATGTGCCGACGCCAGCGAGACCTTCCCATATTGGGCTTTCATAAAAATCTGCAAGCTCATGTTGTTTGAAATGATGAGTCACCGTGCCCCGATAAATCCTGCCTCTCATTTTGTCTGAACCCCATCATACCCAACCAGTTTTGCGACACTATCCGTATTTTTCACACGGATATATTTTGAATTGGTGACATGGAATTCATACCAGGCCCAAACACCCAGACCCGTATCGGCATCGAAGAGGAGTGAGTTTGATCCATCATAAAAATACAATTCGACTTTCGATTCGTGATAGATATTGTGGATAACCCATTCCTCTCCGGCTCCTGGTTGGAGGCTCAGAAATCCGGCGGCGGCGATACTTTGAAGATCACTCTTGACATCTCCAACGGCCATGATAGACCTCCTTTAACTTGACAAACCGATCCCTTTTGTGCATTTAACTTTACATCGTTAAGCGTGTAAAGTTATGCCACGGTGATCTTCGGGGTGATCTTGACCGATCCGCCAACGACCACATTGTAGGGGCCATTCGAGAAAAGTTCCACGGCCAGGAGTATTCCCGCAGTCCCCGTTTGAGCCGTGTTAATATAGTAACCATATTGATTGCCCCAATCGACCCCGGAACAAGTGAAGGTTTGCTGTGCATAGTCGGCATGATCGGCAGTAATCACCCACGTCCCACGGACAAGTTCTATCCGGTTATACCCATCGGTTCCGAGTGCGTGCTCTGTGATGTCTGTCATCTGGGCCGTTTCTGCGGGCTCCGTGTTATTCGTAAAAAGACCCATCCAGAGGCTTGCATCCACCGCAGTTGCCTTAAACAGAATATTCGCAACCCTGTTTTCTCCAACATCAACCCATTTTGCCATTTGATTTGCCCTCCTGTATTTGATTTTCGAGGAGCCTCTTTAATCCTTTAATTCGACTCTCCACATCGCAGAGGCCCCCTTGACCGATGTGAAGAACAACCTGTCCCACGTAATCGGGCGGAATGACCTTACAACGGATGAGAATTTCCATGATCTCCTTCGCAGGGGTCATGCCACACCTTCGAGTTTCTTCTCCGCCCGCTCCCTTGCCACTTGAATTTTCTCCATGGCTTCTTTCGGAGATTCTGCGAAGACGTAAAGATCGTTCATGGCCCAGGCGAGGCCCTGAAAAAACCTCACCTTGTCCGCCGGAACGTCCACGGCAAAAGTCGCCATCCTCTGTAAGGTCTCCTTTGATTCTCGAAGCCACTTCTTGATTTCTATCCAATTCGGCTCCATGCTTCCATTGAGATTTGCCATCGCTCTCAATGCGTCCTCCGTGATCTGGATCATTGAAATGTTTGAAGCCATAAAATCCTCCCTCCCTCTGCGAGTTAATTCAATTCGCTCTTGTATTCAGCATAAACCCTTGTCACACCTGTCCCCTGCGTAAGAGTGCCAACGTTGACCCGAATGTCGTCAACGGGCTTTCCCGCCACTGTCTCGTAGGCACACAACGCCGTCAATTCACCCCCGGAGAAGGTATGTTCTGCAACCACCGTCATCCACACATCGGGAACCCCATCGCCACGGATTCGACCTTGCACCGTGAATTTAACAACCGTTGCCAACGTTCCCCCGGTGACACTTAGCCATACCATGACGGTATGATTGGCCGCCCCACTCCGATGAGCAGGCCCAACTGCCGCTATTATTACACCATCCAGAATTCTTGATCCCATATTATCCCTCCTTTCATCTGGCCGGAGCCGGGCTCGATGCCGGGCCTCCTCGCCCTAAGACTGTTTGAAAATCTGTTCCTTGAGCCGGTTCCCCTGCGGCATTGAGTGTCGCCGGTTTCGCCAGGCTCGGAATTGCATTTGGCTGGTAGCCAGCCATCGTTGAGAGTGGAATTGGAGAATCATCCATGATCTCTTTCGGATCGATCTCGTGGGTCTTTAAAACTTTCTTAAACAACTTTCTCGTCTCCTGCGGTTGGAGAACCTGTGTCTGTGTTGAGATCGAAAGAAGTTCGGTCATCCGGGTGGCTTGCTGTTCTTTGGCGATCAAGGAGACAGAACCCTTCGCAACGATCTTCTGGTCTCCCACGAGGCCAGCAAATTTTTTCCGTTCCATGTTCCAATAGTATTGACGCCGGATCGAATCCTCGATAGCTTTCCGGTCAATGTTTTTAACGAAGAGTTTGATCCCTCGTGCGGCCATGGTCATTAACATCGAGAGACCAGAAGCCGTGTTCCCGCCCCCGCCGACCTGGGGATCGCCGTGAGCATAGGCCGGGACACCGCTTGATTCATCGGCTTGCTTCATAAAGAATTCAAAGACGGAAATCAGTTGTTGGGCGATCAAGGTCGGTTGGTAAAATTCGATGGCCTTCCTTCCCGGTGCGGAGGCGTCGTTGTCATTGACCCACCATCTCTTCCACGGAACGAAGTCACCCTTCTCGAAATCGGCCAGCATTTCTTCGTTAATGACCACCTGTGGGCCGGAAGCCATGCCGACGTTATTCACGAGAGCACGGGCACACGCATTGCAGGCGGCTTGGAGATCGGCAATAACCTCTGGCAGGCCCACACCCCAAAATGAACCAGCTTTCTCGATAAAGGAAACCTTGGAATAAGGCTTCTTGCCCATCGGATCAGGATTCAAGATCGCCTTGATAACGTGGTTTCCCACCAGGTAAGCGTTGATCTCATAAAACTTGTCTGCATCGGGAGCTTTCTTTTTCAATCCTTCATCCCATTCGTGAAGCGTCTTTCCCTGCACCGGCCCCCAGAATTCGAGGACATCAACCTCTTCCCAGTCACGGATCATTTCGACGGGTTTCTCTTCCATCTCCGCTCTTTCGGTATCAATGCTTGTCCATTCACGCAACGTCCCGCCTTCGCATTCTTGGAGAACCAGTCTGATTTCTTTTTCCTTGAATCCAGGTAATCCGATGAACCCTTGAATTTGAGATGGACTATAAGCGAGCTTATCGAAGAGGTAGGCATTATCGAATCCTGTCGCCCCAGGGCCAGGGTAAATATCGAGAGGAGGTCTTCGTTCATAGGTGGGAATTTTTGTTGGCTCTACGGTCAACGTTGGATTTCCCTCATCGTCGATGTCCACCTTTCTCTGATTTTCTATTCTCAGGGTTGGCCCTTTCAGAATTCCCGTTTTAAGAATGGCATCGGGGATGATCTCGTCAAAGGCGTCATACCATCCGCCCTCGACAAGTTGATCGTTGATCTGGTCTTTCATTTCTTCTGCCTTTTCCTTGGCATAATTTTTAATCGCCTGCTTCGCCCCCGCCTTAATTTCGGGGATGGCGGCTTTTAATCGTTTGCTGAGAAGGTTCTGATCGACGGGAGCCCCGCTTTGCATGGACATGGTGATAACGGTATCGACCGTTTGTTGCATGAAATCTTCGATGATCGTGGTTTCGAGATCGCCGGGCAGGTCTGGCATCGGGGTTGGCTCGATGTCCCACGGGATATTGTTCGGCTGGAAGAGAATATCTTTCACCCAGGCTTCGCAATTACGAGCCTTGGTTTCGGTGAGCATCATATAAATTGTAGAACCCCCAAGTTTATTTATGTCCGCCATTTTTGCCGAATCATATTCTCCCTTGATCGCTCTCATGTTATCGAGAATTTGGTTTTCAACGGCTCGCTTCTCTTTTTTGGCGTCCTCAAACGCACTGTGGAGATAAGAAGAAAGACTATCGGTGATCCGAGTGATCGTTTTTTCTTCCTCGAAAGAGATTAGGTCTTGGATGGCTTTTTCTTCTTCCACGACCATCTGCTGATTAGATTTCATTTGAATAAGTCCCATGGCGATCTCCTTTTAACTTTTGTCTTTTTCGACAATCGAACCGTCTGGCCCTTTATAAATTCTATGTCTGCCAGAGCTTTGCTTGACGTTAACGACAAAACCCCATGGATATTTTATTTCAAGAGTATCTTTTGGTTCTAAATCGGATTCACTTTTTTCTTTTTCTTCGTCTTCCATTTAACTCTTCTAAGTAAACGCCCCCATGGGTGCAGAGGGTTGTGCCGATCTTGCCGGTCGTGAACTACGTCCGAATTCTTCCATTGATCGTTCCGTTCCCATCACCGCATATTGGAGAGCGTCATGCGGATGGGAAGCCTTATTTTTTGCTGGTTGATCTTTGAAACGTTCTTGGCCCGTAACCTGCACTCGATCCAACCTGTATTCTCCGAGAAATCCCTTGTGGAGCATTTTGCATCGAGGATTAAGTTGATATCGACCACGGTTATCTATTGGAGTCCCGGTCAGGAGGCGGTTTACAGCACCGTAACGGGCGTCCCAGGTGTTTGAATAGGCCGGGTGAATGATGGTTTTTTGAAGTTTGGCTTCCTTGAAGGCGTTACTTGAATCTGTATCGGCACGGGTTTTCCCTGCGGGGTCTCCAATGATCCTCACCGGAAGTCCTTGATATTTGGCCGTCATAAATGGCTTAACGACTTCACTCAGGAATGTCCGAACATCGGTGTCCTCCGAATAAAGTTCATCATAGGTGTTGAACCTTCCGTTTGGGAACCATTGATTCACCACCCACGCTTGATTTCTTCCCGTGCAGTCGTAACCGCAGATCAAGGGATAACTCCGATGAGGTTCGATGTCTTTTTGGGCAAGATGGAAAAAATCCGACCAGTTCATGTAAACAGGTTTGCCGTCTCTCACATAGCCATACTTTCCATCGACATATACCGTGACCCATCCTTGATCCTTTCCAACCATGAGATTTGAATAATAACCCGGTCGCAGATTACGAAGGTTTTCAGCTTCCGGGCTCCGACCGGACGGTTGCTTATAAATCTGTGTCATTGGGATGCCCTCCTCTTCCTTCCGACCACACTTAGGGCAATAAAGAGGGAGGTTATAGTTTTTGGGATCATCACGGATGAACATCACAAAGCCGCCATCCGGGTTCGTGCATTCTGGACACACCCTTGGTTTGTCTTCCTCGAAGAGAGTGTAATACCAATGATCCGTATCCGGCGGGTTAGTATCTCCGATGATTCCCGACCAGGTGGGGCCGCCATCTTTCATGGCAGGATAGCGACCGATTCGACCGATCATGGTGTCCCAGATCAGTTTCGGGATGTGGCGAACCTCGTTGAACCAGGCCCCGGTCAATTCAAGAGACATAAGGTTTTCAACATCGTCTGGTTTATCGAGAGGCCGGAAAAGAACTTCTGCCTCCGCAAAAGTGCCGTCGCCGCATTTTAATTGGAGGATGAAGTTTCGAGGCGTTTTCTCGTAATATCCGAATTGCCCTTCCTTGATCCAATGAAACCAGGTGACAAGCGTTGTGTCGTCAAGTTCCCGGTTCGTATTTCGGATGGCCGCCCATCTTGTTCGCCTTATTCCATCACGTCCAGGGGCTTGCTCCTGAGCTCGTTTCACGATTTCCATGATGCAACCGGAAGATTTCCCGGAACCAAACGGCCCCATGAGGCCACGCATGATGCTCCGGTCGTCCTGGGAAAAAGTAAAAATCGTCGGGACATCCGAATAGTCGTATTTCACCGAGTAATCCACGGTGGGTTCGACTCGATAAAATTTCTCTTCTTCTGCGGTCATGGAATTAGTTTCACCTTCTTTAAGGGCATAAGACCGAAATTTGCTTCAATGAATCCTTGATGAAGATACTGATAAAAATCATAAATTCCTCGATGGGGGCCTCTTTTCCTTCCATTAAGTCTTACGTCATAAGGCGAAGGACTTATCGTTTTACCATTGGCATCTCTTGGCGTGGCATCGAGAACAACCGGAGTATATTTTGATCTGAGAATAAAATCCCAAACGTAGGGATGATTTAATTCTTTTCCTCCGCCGTGAAGAGTGACCGGGCCGAAAATATATCTTTGTGAGGGAAGGAGAATCTTTGGAATGGGATCGGGTGAACCTTCAACCGAATGGCCATAGAGGTCTTTCTCTGGATACTTAAAATAATAACATCCATTCCATTGAATATAGGGTGCAATTTTTGCGAAATAGAAATCGGTATAAACCGTTCCCTTTGTGATTTCGCCAGCCCAAGGATCGTGAGCTTCCGCATGGGCCAAATTGCCGCCGCCCAGAGTGTTTCGATGAGTCGCACCGGTCGATCCAATGTTGTAATCAAAACCCCGATGATAGTTGATGTGCCATTTTGTTAGGTTTGGAATGGCCAGATTGTTTCGGGAATAATCATGTTTATAAATCCGTTCGGTATAATAAGAATCTGGCGTGCCGCTTTTATCGACCACGACCGCATAGGATGAATTCCAAACTTGCTGACTCGCTTGTTCCGGGATCACATCATGTTTGTGGCAGGCCCATACCTTGAGGTATCCCTTAACGCCCGTCCAGTCTTCATTAAAGAGAGGATGGCAGGACATACAATTAATGGCGAATTCATAATCCTGATCGTTTGCCCAATACCAACCTGTGTGACGAAGAGCGATCCATGCCACATTCCACGGGCCGTTCGGAGGATCGGCGTCATAATCGATGTAACCTTTTTGAAGAATGGCAGACTTAGACATCCCATATCCATGATCGGTCGTCGAAAGATGATTTTCCCACCACCAGTCCACATGGGGGGGGTCATATCCTGTAACAACAAATTGCATATCTGAATCGTGCGGATCGATCACTCGTGTCCACCCACCCTCGACCCCAGTAACCCCAGACTCCGCCCAATACCATACCCAATGATTAAGCCACCACATTGTCGATAGGGGACTTCCGCCGACCCATCCTTTAATCCCAATTTCAATATTCGTATGGGAGACAGCGTGCCATTTTAAATCGGTAAGACTGAATACTGGGTTATTGGGATCGGGAGGAGTCCACCAACAAATCGCATGGCGAATGTGGTAGGAGGCTAACGGTTGCCATGAAAGAACAAGAGAGTCGTAAGTGAAATTGCCATAATGGAGGCTGATACCGGGGATGTAAACGTCTTGTCCTCCTTGCAGGGAGAAATAAAGAGTCTCCGTATTGATATAATTGAAGGAATATTTTAGATGTTTCTTCTCGCCCCAGGTATAAAAAACTCCGACGACGGGATCGGTAACTTGAAATTTTACAACCGTCCAATTCGAGGAAGAGGTCGCTCGATAAAAGAAAACTCCAATCCTGCATTCGTAATCCAAAACTGCAATCGGGCCGACAGAATACATGGTTGGACAAATCGTGGAAAGATCGATAAAGAGATTTCGATTCGGCTTCTCGCTCGTCCAAAAAATTTTCTTCTCGCTAATGTCAACCGTTACCATGGCTCCCACGGGAAAGAGATATTCTTCAAACACTTCTTCTTCTCCCGCCATTGGCGGATCGTAAACCCTCACTATATCGAGAAGACCCGCAATCTGAGCAACAGTAAGGGTTTCCCCTGATCGAAGTTTTATTCTTCTTGTCCCGGTATCGAGATTGAGAATTCCCAGTTGCTCTTTCAAAAGGAAAAGGGCCTGTTTCGCTTGGGCAAGATAATCCTTGGGTCGATCTCCCCGAAGAATCAATTTTTTAGGATTCATTTTTTCCATGGTCTTCTCACCCCAAAGAAAAAGCCCCTACCGTCCCGTGACACGGATAGGGGCTTTTTCTATTCCTTGGGGGAGATTCACCGGTTCGGGTGGCCACCCTCACCGGTTATCTCAAACTTTAATTATTTCTTTCGCCAGGGTTTCGGGCCTTCCCATAACCTTGCCTTTTCCCCGGACTTGATGGTTTCGCCTTTTGCATAAGGCCCTTTATAGGAACGTTCCATTCCTACTGGCTCCGTAGGAGAGGTTTTGCCCTCGTTCGGAGGAGGAGCAGGTGTTGGCTCCAAACCTGCCGCCTGTTCCAATTTTGCGATTTCGCTCGCATCACCATATTTGAGTTTTGCCATCAGCATTCTCTCCTTTTACCACTTCCCGTTTCGATGAGATCGGCCATGTCCGGCGTGATCCATCTTCCGTTTGGTTATCTTGTGGGGAAGGTCTTTCCCCTTGGCCTCTGCCGAATGACTTTTTAATTCCATCATGGTCATCCCTTTAGCCATTTCCTTCGAGGCTCCCCTCAGTTTCGATTTCGGGAATTTTCCTTCCCGTGCGGCTAAGGCGATATTACCGGCTGTTGTCTGGACTTCCGTGGTGTATGGTGTATGTGCTCTGTGTTTGCCTGGCATGACTTTAATCTCCTTTCTCCTCCGACGACTCCTCTTTGAATATAACGGTTATACCGCTTTGTGAGGTCTTGAATCAAATCCCCGATGACATCCGCCTGCATCAAGGTTGATTCTCTATTAAAGTCCTCCGAGAAATCAATGTCTCCAACCTCTCCATCTTGCTCCCGATAATAAACGGTGAACGCTCTCTTCATGGTTTCCCCTCGATTGTAATCCTAAATTGCGGATCAGGCCCACGGAGAATCCTCAGTTCTATCGTGATCGGCGACTCCGGCTCCTTGTTTATTAATTGGGTCAGGCCCAGACTTGCCATTGCCCCCGCCGCCATCTTCGCCGATTCCTTCGCATACTTCTTCGCCGCCCACTCCGAAGCCGTCTTGTTCAACGGGCCTGTGACCAATGAGTCTCGTTCTCGATTTCGATCCCGTCCCTTGGAGTTGAAAGAGCTTTTCTTTCCCATTCTCTCCTCCCTTTCCTGGCCCAAACATCACGAGTGTCGGGCCTCTAAAGTTAATCCCGGCCTCTCCTCCGGGTCGATCTGGGGGCCGATCATCCTCATTTCCTCCGCCGGTTCCCAAATCGAATTGATAACTCGCCTTGAGATAAGCGAGTAGGTTCTGCATTGCCCTCGGATCAAACGTCTTGATCGCCGATATGTAGCGATCCCTTAACTGTTTCTCTTCTTCGTTGAAGTCCCTGTCTTCTTCGATGATCTCCTGGTGCATCTTGGCAAGTCTTACAGTCCAGCCCTGAATGAGGTCAGTAACCACAATCGCATTCTTTCGGAAACCGGCGACGATGGCCATCGTGTTGCCGTCTCCGTTTGCGATGTCTTCCGCAAATTTTCTTCTCCACTCAAAAAACGATGACCAGTTCGCAATGGTGTCAACGTGGACACCGATCTCGTCGGCCACCTTTTGATGATTCTGAAAAATCTTCCAGAGGCGGTATGCTTCAAGATGCCTCTCTGTGACATTCTTAATGGGTCTCATCTTTAAATCTCTCCCATCCTGGGCCAAAGACCTCCGGGAAAAGTTCTTTCAATACCTCCGCCGCATTCCCGCATTTTTTGGCGGCCTTCAATACCCGGCTGGCCGAAATCTTGAGATCGGCGGGGGTTGAATAAAATGTTCTACCAGGAGTCATGGGGCCTAACATCGAGAACCCGGAAGTTGTATTCCCCATGAGCATTGGAGCAAAATGGGGCGGTGGAGTAAAAACCAATTTCTTCATATCCGCCAGGTGTTCTCTCATTGCTTTCAATTCCCCGCTCTCGATGGAAAGTTTGTCTTTCCCATATCCCATCTCTTTAAGATGGTCGATGAATTTGTCGAAAAGAATATCACCTTCTCGTGTTGACGTAGAGAAGATGGGTTCGGGAAGACGTTCTCCAATCGGAAAATCCTTCCATTCAAAACTTCCGATGTGATGAAGAATTCTGATCTGCCCAGTGGCATCGTTCTTATCATAGACCCAGACGCCATATCCGAAGGCTTCATTCAAATTTCTTATCAAAACGTCGATCATTGGCTTCCTCCTTTACATGAAAGGCCCGCCCCAGGCGTCGGGAGATAGAATGATCGGCTCTTCTTTCTTCTTGTCACGAGCCATGCGAGCGGCGATCCGGTTCAAACACCAAGCGAGAGCATTGATGATCGGAAACCCGTCTTCCGTCCCAAAAATATCTTTGAGAGCTTTATAGAGTTTCCCCTTCGTTTGGTCGTCGAGCTTCATCGGCTTCTCCGCCATTCTCATGTTGATGTGGTGAATCTGGGATGAGAGGACGTTTAGAATTTGCCACTCGTCCAGGCCCTCCACCTTCATTGGGGCCTTCCCGTTTTTCATCACCACAATGTCGATCCTTCCCAAAACCTCTAAGTCCATGTAATCCTCCCTCGTCCCAAAGTGTCACGGGCACATTAAAATGGGAGGCCACATTCTCGAATTCAAATTTGATCCCGGCGAACGTGGCCGCATCTCTTAGTTCCGAAACGGTTAACCTTCCCTCCATGAGCATCGAATAAAGAATATCGACGTAAGCATGGAAGAGAGGGTCGTTGAAATAACGCTTTCTCTGTTCGTCGAATGTCATGGGTTTGCCAACTCCACGTTGTCGATCAGGTTGTTCTTGGCAGACACCATGATTTGAAGGACGTATCCTTCGAGCATCCAAATTTTATCCCGGATTCGCTCTTTGCAGAGTTTGACTCCGAGATCGTGATTATAATTTTTTGGATCGACACACGAGGACGATTCAACGATGACAAACCCATTCGGGAGTTTTGCGATAACGATGGTCGTCTTCCCGTGAACGGCTACGAGGTCAATAAAATCTGTCCTCTCCATGATGCCGTCGATATGTGAATCTGTAATTCTTTTATCTTCCATTTTCCCTCCGATCAGAAAGACGGCATCTTCCGGGAAGTCGCTCTTTTTAAGGTTCATCTCTTCCTGTGTGAGATACCGTCGGTTATCCCAGGGTTCGCCCAGGCGACATACCATGAGGGTTGATCCATCGTTGGCGAGTCCGGGTTTTTTTATTCTCACAAATCTCCTTTATGGCTTTTCTCAATTAGAGAGATGCGTCCATCTACACCCTTTAAAAAACCTGTAACATATTCCTTAAATTCAGAGAATTCGTTACTGGTATTGCCCCTGATTTTTTCAACATCGGCCCTAATTCGTTCAGTTTCGGCCCTGCACCTTTCCGTCTCGGCCTTTAAAAGATTAATTTCCGCTTCGAGTTTTTGGTCTGTAAATGATTTATTCTCTGGCATGACTCCTCCCTATTTCTTCAACCACTTGAGTTGAAGTTTCTTGATCGGGAAAGGTTCCTTCGCTTTCTCCGCTTGGCGGACAAACCGACGTTCCGCATAATTCGGAGGGCCAACGGTGAAAAGAATTTCGACACCCTTATACCTCTTGTCGATCTTCCCTCCGATAAGTCTGCGACTCGCCTTTACCCTAAGTTTCGGACTGTAATACTTCACCGCCTGGATCGCTCCGGCTTGAAGTATCGCTTCCGCCAGATCGCCAAAGACCTTTCGGCTAATCGTCATAGAACCTCCACTGGTTCGCCTCCGACCCCCGCACAATCGAGGTCGTATGAGAAAGCAACGAACCTTCTCTCACTCCCGTCACCGGGAGTCCTCGATCATTCCACCCGTCGAGGAAGATGATACCGTTGACCGTGTTTGGATTCCAAACCTTCGTAATCAACATGGGCCGTTCACCGTCGTTCGTCTTGACCAGGACAATCCGGCCTACCCCAGGAATTTGACGAGTTTTGGCCTTGGGCATTTCCGGCCTGCCTATGCCTCCCTCCACTTTCTTCTCCTCCGCTTTTTCTCCTTCCATCTGACTCTCCTTTCTAAATGGGGCGTTTAACCTGATCTACGCCCCGAAGGTGTAAGGAGGTGATGATGAGCCTTGAGACTAAAAATAATGCCTCAAGATCAGAAGCCAGTAGAACCATCCCCCCACGATTCCACTGACGATAAACCAATAATTTTTTACGATCAGACCAACAACTATCGCCGCAACCGCCCCCACCATCGGAATGGCGAGTCCGGCAAGCATAAGAGCCGCAAACCATATAGGCATTATCGGGCCGCTCATGTCGCCACCCTCACTTTTCCGCATTTGCGGCATTCCCACATCTCGCCCTTTATCAGGGTCTTCCAGCGATTGTGACCGCACTTACAGGGTTTATTACTTTTTCCCACGATCCGTCCTTCTTGTCCATGATGTCGGAGCCCCGGCCCCCGGAACGGTTGCAAGGAAGGCGGCAAAGGTGACGTTCGATAACGACCCCGTTCTCTTCTGTCTGATAATTCTCAGGGCCTCACCGCCCGAAATTCCGGTAAGCGTTAAAATTATGCCGTTGACGAGACCGCCACGGTTAAATCCCGCCGTTCAATGGGTCAAGACCGTAAACCCTAAGTCCCGCATCCTCATTCCCCACCTGGCGACTTCTTCGAGAACTGCCAGGTTCGGCAATTTCGCCTCATCCTTAATCGGCCAGTAGAGATAACCTTCGAGCCACGGCATCGACGGATCAAATTGTCCAGAAAGGTCGATCACAACCACCTTCTCGCCCAGGGCCTTGACCTTCTCCTTGTCCCAGGGCCACCTAATCGCAGACGATTGAAAAAGACCCGGAACGATCTCGACGATCTCAATCCCTTTCACCCATTGCCGGATGTATGCCTTTCCGATTTCCCAAAGATTCATTTTTGACTATCCTCCCACGGATTCGGGTTCGGATTCGTAGGCCCCTGTTTCAGATTGGCTCTTCCTACATGAACCCTGCCAGAGGGTTCAATCCTGGGCTCTTCTTTCGGAGCCAGATAATCGGATTTTTCGTTCTCGGCCAAAATTTCCGCTTCCTGCTCCTCAATGGACTCCTTGAGTGCCCCATCAAGACCCATTTCCTTAATCTTGTAGAGCCTGAAACGCTCGATCTTCTCGATCAACGTTTCCCCCTCCTTCACATACCCTATCGTTCGGAGCACATTATACCGACGTTTCAGACCAAGTGCCCAAAAACGATGCCGAAGTCGCCTGAAATCTACATCGTCATAATTCATGCGAAGACGATTATACTCCTCATCGGTGATCTCCGGCCCCAAACCTCGATGACAGTTGAGACAAAAGTTTTGACCATCCGGTTGAGCGATCACTTTCTCAAATTCTTGATGACAACGATCACATGGTTGCATAAAATCCTCCCTACTTCTCGTCGTGACTATTTGGATGAGGCACACTTCTTTTCGGAATGCTCGGCATCGGGCCTCCATAACTTCTAAATGACGATGACAATTCCCTTTTCTCCCTATTTTTCTGGATAACCACTTCAAGTCTCGCCTCATCGAACCAGGCATCCTCAATGGGTTTATCGTCATGTAACCCCCTTGGAACGACGCAGACCCATACGCACCCATAAAGATATTCGGCTCGTGCGATTGCGGTTCCCTTAAACTCCGTCAACTTGTCTTTCACCAAATCACCCAACTTAATCATCACAAACCTCCACGTTTCACGTGAAACATTACTGGGTGTAAGAAATATGAGCAATTTAAGAAACGAACCTCTGGCCTCGGCTTCCCGGACTTACAAAAGAAGATACCATCTACCAGGGAGTGATAAACACATCGTTTTCGACACGGCATAAACAGGGACTTCTCGTGGTGGAAGAAATTTAGAACCGATGCAAAAAAATTTAGGGATTTTAAGGAAAGATGAGTGACCGGGAAATGTCTATGAATAGGGGTGACTCTACGTGACGGTTCTGGCTTACCTTGACAGGGGCCTTGACGACTGCTCCCCCTGGCTCTATGCCTATGCCCATGGGTGCGGGTGCTTGCGGTTTCTGCCGTTTGCGTTTGCGAATAGCTCATTTATCCCTTAAAGCCGCCGAATGCCGCCCGCTTACCCTCTGAAATGGTATAATTACAGCATCAATCCAGCCTTGTCAAGTCTTTTCTTTTAGGTCAATGTCGCATAAGATTTATTATGTTAACTTTCAAAGCTCGAACCCTGCACCTATGCAGACCCAGGAAGAGACCCCAGAGACAAGGAGAAAGAAGAGGCCCGCCGCCCTGCCTTTTTATTCACCCTTGACCCTTTACCCCTGCCGCCCTTGCTCTAAGACCTCGAAGACAAAGGCAAAGGGAAAAGGCGCTTTTCTTGACTCTTGACCGGAGACGCCGGAGACCGGACAGCCGCCCGCATGGAAGGCCCCGACCTCGAACCGGAGACCGACCGACGGCCCCGACCGAGGCCCAGGAATGAGACCCCAGGAAGAGAGACCCACGGCCCGCCCC